GTTTCTTCATCCTTATGGTGCGGCGCCGGCCGCGCGGCGATTGTTGCCCCGGCGGGAGGGGTTATCCTGTCGGACAACAGCGCATGAGGCAGAACCATGTCGAGGCTCAGCAAGGGCGAGAAGGAGTTCGTGTCCGACTTCGGGCGCCTGGAGGGAGCGCCTCCCGCGGACACGGCCGCCGCGCTCGCGGGAGCGGGAGCAGGCACCATGCACGAGATCGATGCCCGGGGCATCAGTTCGCCCCTGCACCTGCTGCGCGCCCACCGGGCCCTGCGCGCGATGCAGCCGGGCCAGGTACTGAAGGTGATCACCAGCTCGGAACAGACCATCGCCGAGTTCCAGGGGCTGGTCAAGTACGTTGTCGGCTACGAGCTGCTGTCGCAGGAACAGATCGGCGACGAGATCATCCACGTGCTGCGCAAGAAGCGTTGAGCACGGGAAGGACCTGCAGCCAGGCGTTGCTCAGGGACGGCCGTTGCCGATGCCGGCCAGCGCGGCCTCGAAGACCTCTTTCGCCAGGGCGCGAAGCGCGACGACATGCTTGTGCTGCGCGTCCAGCTCCGCCTGCGTGACGCTGCCGCTGCCGTAGCCCACTGCCATGTCGGCCAGCTTGGCTTCGGCCTCCATCAAGGCCCGATGGACCTTGAGCCAGTCCTGCATCGTTCTTGTGGTCGGCGCCATGCGCGGAAATATACGCGTTACACGCGGAGACGTTTTCGCTTTACACGCGGTCACAGGGCGCACTGCCGCGTCTTCAGGGAGACGGCTGCTGCCCGCGCATCTGGTCGTGCAGCCAGCCGATGAAGCCAGTGGTGTCGGACTTGTCGAACACCGCGTCGGCCCCGAGAGCTATGCAATGCGCGGCAATCCCCGGGGTGGCGTAGCTGCTGAAGACGACGACCTTGCCTGACTGCGGCCCCTGCTTGCAGTGCCGTACCACTCCCATCCCGGAGCCCTGGTCCAGGACGAGGTCGATGATGGCCACGTCCCAGGCACCGGGATTGTCCTGCAGCCACAGCATCGCCTCCGCCTCGGTGCTCGCGGTCGCGACGATCCGCAGGCCTCCGATGGCAGCGCAAAGGTCCCGAATCAGTTCGCGCATGCCCTGGAGGTCTTCCACCAGGAACACTCGCAAGTCCATAGCGTCTCCGGCGAACAACTTGTTTGCTCAATTGTGCGCGGCGGGGCTGTCGAGCAGGCTCTTGAGTAGCAAGTACCAAGAACAGCCTACGTTGATTTGCGCCCGGGTCGGGCGAGCGCGGACGGGCGGTGCGGCAGGCCGACACCTCTGCGGCGCCTTCGCTGACAGCCGCGGCGGGGCGCCGCCAATGAAAAAGGGCTTGCTGCCCGATCGTGGCAGCAAACCCCTGGCGGTTTGGTAGGACGTGCAGGATTCGAACCTGCGACCAACGGATTAAAAGTCCGAAGAGAAAGTCTTTTAGATCAACCGCTTACTGCAAATTCTATTCCGCAAACATCGGCGCAGTAGCTGAAATTCTCAGAGGAGAGGCGGCGGCAGTTCTGCGATTTGCGGAACAATATTCGGTCATGCGCCGCGTCGACCTCAGCCTCTATTTCCTGCCGAACCCCAAATGCAACCCCGCCCACGTGGAGTTCGGCCGCCGAGGCCGGCCACCCGGCAAGTTGCCAGCCAGCCGCGCGGGCCGGCGAAGTGCAGTTCGGACAGCGGCAGACGAGGCGTGATCCCGCCCTATTTCGCTCCCGGATCCGGCTGGTACCAGCCCGGCCAGTGGGCCCCAGGATCTGAGACGGCCCGCAAGACCATGCGCGAGGCCGCGGTGCCCTGCAGCGTGGTGGTGCTGTACCGCAGCGGCACGCGGATCCCGGCGGCCGAACTGCTGCGCGCCGAACCGCCCTCGGGCTACCTCCTGTGCTTGGACGACTACACGCAGCCCAAGTGGCACGCGCGCCTGTTTCGTGACGAGGAGATGCGCAAGGATGCGCTGCCGCGGCTGATGCACGCCGAGCTCGAGAGGCAGAACGAAGGCGTGCGGCTCTACGGGGGCGTCGAGTTCGCCGAGCACGGCCGGCGGGAAGATCGGCAGGCTTGGCTTTGCACGCCCACCCAGGAGCGCGCCAGAGTGATCATCCTGGAAATGCTGCATCGCGAAGGAGGTGCCTGATGGACCACGAACAGGCAACGGGAACGTAGACGATGTGCAATCGCTACCGCGCCGCCAGCGTCACGCGCATCCGCGACGTCTTCGGCTTCACCTACATCGAGAGCGGGCCACCCCTGGAAGACCGGTACCGCACCACCGGAATCGGGCCGCTGCAGGCGGGGCCGTTCATCCGCGGGCGCGAGCTGGTCGTGGGGCAATGGTGCCTGACCCCGGACAAGAGCCCAACCCTGAAGCCGATCAATCGGCAGACCGGCCGGCCCATGTCGACGAACAACGCCAGGTGGAACCCCGCCCGCGGCCAGCCGGAGGCGCGCAGCTTCTGGGGCCCATGGGATCGCGGCCAGCGCTGCATCATCCCCGTCGAGGACTTCGAGGAACCGTACTGGGGGCATGGCGGCCCGAAGTGCATCTGGTGGCGCTTTCGCCGCGCGGACGGTGCCCCGCTGGCTGTCGCCGGCCTCTGGAACGAGTGGACCGATCCGGCAACCGGGAAGGTGATCCCGAGCTACACGATGCTCACGATCAACTGCAACGCTCACCCTGTGCTGCGCCACATGCACCGGCCGGACCTCGGGCCCGACAAGCAGCCGCTGCCGCAGGATCAGCAGGACAAGCGCACGATCGTGACGCTGGAGCGTGAGCACTGGGATGCTTGGCTGCGCGGGGGCCGAGAAGATGCTGCAGCGCTCGTTGGGCTGCCGGCGGCCGGCCTGTACGCACACGGCGCGACGGACCCGGCCCAGCAGGTGGCTCTGCCGATCGAGGGATAGCCGCCTGGCCGGCGTGATCAGTCCGGATTGGCTGAAAATAAAGCGCCAGGGCTGGCAGGAAGGCCGCACGTGGCGCTGGTGACGGGCATCACAGCCAGCCCGCATCAAGGCGCCCAGAATCACCCTGCCCGCCACCCTGACGAGCAACCAAGTAGCTTCGGGGCCGCCACCGCGCGGCCCCTTTTTTGTATCATCCGCCCCGATGAAGGCCATGGTCGCGTTATACCTGCTGGCGCTGCACCTAGTGCTGGGCGTGGCGCTGCTCAAGCCCGGCGCTCTGGCCCGCGTGTGGCTTGGCCAGTCCGAACAGGTCCGCTTCATTGTGGAAATGCGCCACATCCACGGCAGGACTGATCCGCTCGTGCCGGCGGGAGCCGTGATCTTCCTTGGCGACAGCATCACGCAGTTTCTGCCGGTCAGCGCCATCGCGCCGCTTTCCGTGAACTACGGCATCAGCGGGCAGCGCTCCGACCAGTTGCTTGAATCCATGGACCGCTACGCGTCGATGGCTCGGGCTTCGGCCGTCGTCGTGATGATCGGCACGAACGACCTGTACCAGGGCCGCGAGCAAGGACTGGAGGCGCGTTACCGGGCCATCCTGGCGAAAGTGCCGGCGGGCGTGCCGGTGGTGCTGAGCGGGATTCCGCCGATGGCCGGGAAGGACGTGCGCCCGCTGGTGGGGGCGGCTCGATCGGCCTGCCAAGCCGATGTCCGCTGCCGGTTCGTGGATGCCGCGGTGACGCCCGACATGCTCACCGATGGCGTCCACCTGAGCGCGCGAGGCTATGCCGCCTGGGTGGCCGCGTTGCGCGCTTCGGGCCACATAGCGGCCGACCTTCGGCTTCAGCCAAGCCGGTTGTCTCGGGACAGCTGGTAGATCTCAGGCTTCGGTGACCGGCTTGAGCACCTGCTCTGGCACGACGCCCTCATCGCCATCTTCCCAGAGGATGTAGACCGAGTCGCCCGCAGGCCGCCAGCAGCCGAAGTAGCGCTGCCCGCCGAAGCGGCCTTGTACCTTGTTCCATCCTTCGCGCGATCCCTCCGGCATGCGTGCGATCGTCTCGGCGCTCACGCAAGGCGAGTCGAACACGCGGACCTCGTCGTCACCTTGGCGGGCTACGCGCTCGCCGGCCAGAGCGGGCGCGGCGGCGACCAGCAGGATCAGGATGAGAGCGCGCATGGGGAGCCTCCTAAGGACGTGGTGAAGAACCGGTGCGGGGCATTGCCAGGGTTGGGACCGCACAGGCTTTGCGCCTACACTGCCCGGCATGCGGTGGCTGCTGCTCATCTGCTTGGTGCTTGCCGGCTGCGAAGGCGAGCAGGCCCACCCGCGGCGCTCACCGAAGGAGCGGCAGGAAGCAGCGGAAGTGAAGCTGGGAAAGACGCCGGTGCCGAGGGTGTACCGCTACCCGGACGGGGAACTGCGCGTGCTGGAGGTGCCGGTAAAGGACGGCAGCAGCTTCGTCGATCAGCAGCGCTGTTTCGTCTGGAGGGACGAGCAGTACAAGACGGCCAGCATCAGCTGCGGGCAAATGCCCGACGTCTTGCTGGCGAACTGACGGCGACGCACAATGCGTCCATGCCCAAAAGACAGGCCAAGCCACAGAGCCCGTTGCGCAAGATACATAACGCCGTGAAGGCGATGGATCCGCTGCGCGGCCCGAACCTGTTGCGCCACAGTGCGCAGCGCATCCAGGACAACGGCGACGGCACGCTCACGGTCAAGCGGCGCTTGCCCTATGCGCGGAACCAACCGTTATGAAGCTCCTGAATCAGTACGACGTCGACGAAATGACGCCTGAGGACGTCGAGTTCATCATGCGCTGGGCCGCCATCGCAGGTGCCGGTCTGGCGCTCGTGAGCTCGGCCATGCTCGTGCTCGCAGTGGTGGAACTGGTCCGACGCCTGGCCTAGTTCTTCTCGTCGCCGTCGACCGTCAGCCCCTCGCGCAGGCGCTGCTTCTTCTCTAGCGCCTTCGCCCGTTCCTTTTCCATGACGTTGTCGCTGATGGCGCCCTTAGCATTCAGGCGCTGCAGCTTGTGCACTTCGGCATCGATGTCGCGGACCATTTTGTTGCGCAGGTTGCCGTCGATCTTCTCGGCCATCTCCAGATCGATCGGGCGCACCTTGATGCCGAAGGTTTGCGCCGCGGCGTACTTCGCCTGCACGGGGTTGCCGTCGCGCCCGATGCCGGTGTAGTTCTCGGCGATCACCTCCGGCAGCCACTTGATTTCCCCGCCCGAAGCCTGGGCCAACGCGTTCATGCCGCGCTCCCAGTGGTAGTTGCCCATCGCGATGGCGGGGCTCAGCTGCTTCCAGACCCAGTCCGCGCGCTTGGTTGCAGCCTCCCCTCGCGTGTCGTTGGTATCGACCAAGTCCTTGCCGAAGAACAGGTCCTTGTTGCCGATCATCGCCACGGCCGTGGTGAACAGCGGGTGGCTGGGCGTGATCGGCTGCGGCAGCGGGATGCCCCCCGCGTTCGGGCTGACGTCGAACAGGTCTCCACCGGGGATGATCCGGCTGACGTCGATGAACAGCGGCAGCTTCGTGACCTCGTCCATGCCCAGCCGGATGGCGCGCGGCGTGAACAGGGCGGTGGTACCGCGCATCCAGCTGGGGAGGTGCTCGCGCTCGAGCTTTTCCTTGACCCGCACCTTGTCGCGGAACTCCGCGTCGGTGAGCAGCTTGCGCAGTGAGGTGTCCCAGCTGTCGTCGTCATCGCCGGACGCGATCGCATAGGAGATGGCGTTGGCGGCGAGCAGCACCGCCGCGGGCCCGGCGAAGCGCACCGGGTGCGTGAGCGCGGTGTGCAGCAGCGCCGGAGCCGCCTTGTAGGTGTAGCTGAAAAACGGGATGCCGAAGTCGCGCACCAGCCGGGCGCCCTTGGGCAGGTCGTCGTAGGTGAAGATGTAGCGCTGGGCGTAGTCGACGGAGTCCTGCGGCTCCATGCCGCGCTCGCGGGCATCCTTGTAGATCAGGTACCGAAAGAACGTGTCCTCGGCCTGGTAGGCCCAGCCCATGGGCCGGCGCAGGAAGAAGGTCATCACGTCGAAGCCGGTGCGCGCCGCCTTCAGGGCCGTGGACTCCTGCGAGCGCACCATGGCCTTGAGGTCTTCGGGCAGCACGTTCATCAGCTCGGCGTCGCTTAGCGTCCCCAGGAACAGGCCGGCCTCCTTGGCTTCCTTCACGCGATCGGCATGGACCGCGAAGTCCCGCGCCGCGGCGATGTACTTGTCCGCCCGCAAGTACCCGATGCCGGCGAAGTGCGCCATCGTCAGGTTCGACAGCATGTTGTTGACGTGGCTGACCGGGTTCATCGAGGTCTTACCCATCTTCCAGACGGCCATGGCCTGCCGGTACATGCGCCACGCGGCGGACTGCACCTCCTCGATCTGCGACAGGTGGCTCATGGTGTCCTGGGACACCCAGCGGCCCGCGAGCTGGCCGTACCGCTTCGCCCCGGTACCGGGCACGGTGCCGTCCGGGACCTGCACGCTGAAAGCCTCGGTCTCCTTCTTGCCGGACATCTCCGCGTTCCCGGCCAGCTGTTCGAACATCCTCCCGAGGGCGATGTCGCGCTGCGTCTGCATGTAGCCCATGACGAACCGGAAGCCGGCGTCGCGGATCTCGCCCATCTTGTTGCGCTCGTCGCGGGTGAAGTCGCGCCAGACCTGCACCGTGTCTTCCGGGGCAACCTCGCCCTGCAGGATCTTCTGGCTGATGCCGGCGCCGTCGGAACCGTTGAAATCCTGGTCACGCACCTCCCAGCCGAGGGACTCCCACTCGGCAACCGAGCTGGCCGGGATCGTTTCGTACAGGCCGCGGCCGCGCAAGTGCTTGCCCTTGATGCCGGCCATCACCTTCTGACGGCCCAGCATGCGGTGCATCGCATCGGCCCAGGCGTCACCCACCTGTTTGCCCAGCTTGGACTGGTAGTACCGCGGCAGGTACTTGCCGCGCCACAGGTCGGCACTGTCCTTGGTCAGCATGCCCAGGCGGACCAGTTCGTCGGTCTGGGCGCTCATGCTGGCGTTGATCATCGCGGCCAAGCGCACGGCGTGCTCCGGCGGCACCGTGCCGGCGGCCAGTTCCTGCTCGATCAGGTCGGACACCATGGCCCGCTCGTCGGGCGACAGCTTCATGGCCTCGCCGGCCACGGCGGCCGCGGTCTCCTGCGCCTTGGCGACCTGCACCTTCATCTCGCGCAGCGCACGGCGTAGCGCCGGGCTGGCGGCCTTGAACTGCAGCTTCGTCAGCAGCGGGCCGGCGGCGGTTCCGAGCTTGTCGTACAGCCACGCGCCGGGGGCAAACTGCAGGCGGCCGGTGGCGTCGCGCCAGGGAGAGGTTTCGGGCCGGGCCGGCACGGCAGCTTCATCCTGCTGGCCGGCGGTGGCGCCCCGCGCGTGCATGATGTTCGCGTCGAATGGGTCGAAGGTGCCGCGGTTGCCGGTGGCGGACTTGATCTGCGCCGGGTCGTACACCGCGAGGTTCTTCGTGTCCTCGTTCACGTAGAAACCGTCGTGCCCCAGGTGCTTGATCGCGTCCTGCACCTGCTTTCGCTCGATCAGGTCCCAGTTCCTGCCCTCGGCCAGCCCCGCATCCAGCACGCCCTTGGTGTAGAGCGTCTCGCGGCCATCCAGAATCAGCGCCTTCTGGCCGTCGCCTTGGGTGTACGTCTCGGCCGTTTCGAAGACGCGATCAACCACGGCAGCGCGCTGGGTCGGGTTTTCGTAGTCGAATGGGTTGCGGGCACGCACGTACGCCGGCATCACGTTGGGGGAGCGGTCGCCGAACATGGATCCGACCTGCGCATAGTGGCTGGCGACTGCCGGGTCTGCCGTCAGGAATACGGCGCCCATGTCGGTGTGCGGGCCCGGCCGGCTCGGTTCGAAGGCGGTTACATTGTTGCCGGTGCCGTGGTACATCACCAGCGGCTTGCCCTCAGCGTCCACCACCTTGCTGTCGCCGAACCACGCGCGGAACGAGTCGGTTTCGGTCTGGTCGGCGCCGCGCGCTTGCATCGGCCCGTCCTCCCGCGCGGCCGCGACCGCCAGCTGCCCGCCGCCCGCGGTGCGCGCGCCGGCCTCGAGGTTGCGCATGGACAGCACCAGCATGCCTTGCAGTTCAGCGTTCGTGAACTGCACCTTGATGCCCAAGTCCCGCAGGAACTGCGCCACCTTGGCCCACACCGCCTTCAGGAACCCGAAGCCCGGGTGGAAGTTGCCGTTCTCGTCGATCGCCTCCTCCACTGCCTTGGCGGCGATTTCGTCGGCCTCCTGCGATGCGCTCAGGTAGAACTGGCCGCTGGCGTCGACGTAGGTTTCGCGCACGAAAGCCTGGATGCGGCGCAACTCCTTGTTGCCGGCCTTCACGCCCAGCTGGATGTTCGCCATCAGCTGCTTCCAGTCCTCGCGGCCCAGCATGTCCCGCAGGCCGTAGTGCGCCACCGTTTCGTGGGCCAGGGTCCGCGACACGGCTCGCCGCATGGTAGGTCCGTTGCGGTGCGCGCCGGCCACGATCCAGACCTGCCCGCGCTCGTACAGGCCGCGAACATCCGAGGGGTTGTCTCCAGGCAGGTCCGCGGCGGTCTGCACCACAGTGACCTTGGGGCCGCCCTTCCAGCTGCCCGTCACCTCGTCGACGATCTTCTGCACGTCCGCCGCGCGCGCGCCGCGCATGGTGCGGATCTGGGCCCGGGCCTCCTCCAAGGTGAGGCCGGAAGGCATGGGCTCGTCGCCGCGCTTTTGCGCCGGTGCTTCGGCGGTCGCCGTTTCAGTGGCAGCGACGGCCGGCTCGTTCGCAGCGTCCTGCACCGGTGCCGCGTCCGGCTTCTTGAACTGCGCCTGCGACAGCGGCTTCAGCTCCGCGTCGACCGTGTCAATCCGTTCCTGCACCGCCTGCACGGCAGCAGTCTTCGTGTCCACCCCCTCGGCGCGCAGTTCGCGGGCGCGCGATAGGATCGCAGCCCGGTCGGCCGTGGTGATCGCGTCACCGGCTTTCTTCAGGCAACTGGTCAGGCTCATTGAAAGGCTCCTGCTGCTGCAAGCTCGCAGACCATGCGGATCGCGAACTCGTTCTGCTGTCGGATGAAGGCGGCGGCCCGGTTCTGGGCGGCGGTGCGCGGCTTGGGCGCAGCGCGCCGGCCGGAGGCCCCAGCACCGCCGATCTGCGGGGATGGCTCCACCTCCTCGACCGGGGGCGGGATTTCAGCCGCCATGAAGGGACCGGAAAGCTCTGGCGCCCCGACGGCGTCAGCCGAAGCGATGCCGGTACCGGCGACGCACGCGGATACCTGCGGTTGCCCGATGGCCTCTGCGCTGCCGATCCCGCCGGCATCGGCGATGTTTTGCGCCGGACCTGCCGCGGTCACGGCGGGCTGGCCGAGGGCCTCAGCCCCCGCAATCCCGGTGCCGGCAACAGCGATGCCCACCGCCGGCTGGCCGATGGCCTCGGCGGAAGGGACGCCCGCCGCGCTGACTTTCGCCTGCACTGCTGCGGAACCGACGGCCGCACCGGACGGGATGCCGGCCGCCGCTACTGCGGACATGACGCCGGGCTGGCCGAGCGCCTCCGCAGAAACGATGTCGCCGGCCCCGGTGATGCTGGCGTCCACTGCCGCCATGGCGGGCGAGCTCTGCAAGCGGCGCGGCACCGCCTGCCCGACGCCCTTGTTGTCCGGCTTCAGGTTGAACCGGCCGCCCTGCGCGCCACGCGGCGCCTTGACGTAGGGCAGCCGGCCCGGCCGCTTGAAGGACACTAGATCGCCTCGTGCACTTCGTACTGGTGAACCGTCATCGAGCCGGTGGCCACCGTCTGCGTGAAGAACATGTCGATGGCATTGGCCGCGGTGTTGTCGAACCCGGTGCCCACCGCAGGAGCGCCCACCGGGCACAGTAGGGAGCCGTTTCCGCCGGCGGTGTTCGCGGGCGAGCCGATCACGGCTTCCGACTGGAACAAGCCCAGCCCGAACAGGGTGGTGCTGGTGCCGTTGCCGACGGCGCGGCAGGTCAGCCGCAGCTCCAGCAGGAACGGCACGTTGGTCTTTGCCACCACGTTCAGGTTCATCGCGCCGGAGTCCCATGCGACGATGGTGCCGGACGGGCCGGTGCGGAAATCGAAACGTGCGGTGCCCGGCGTCGTCACGGCGCACGAAATACGGCCAGACAGCTTCACCACTAGGTGCTTGCCCACGGTCCAGAAGTTGGTCGGCAGGATGATGCGCGAGGCCACCGGGATGCAGGAGGCCGCGGCAGCCGCGGTGAGCGCGGGGCCGTCGGTGCTGCCGATGACCAGCGGCGCGAAGGAGGAGGGGTTGGGGTACATGGCGCGCCTTAGAGTTTGAAGATTTTGTTGGCGCCGTTGTCGTGCGCGATCGTGACGGTCTGCCCTGCGGCCGGCGTGAATGGCAGGCCACTGGTCGGCGTGTCCATGTAGCAGATCACTCGCGCTGTGGCGTCGCTGCCGGTGTGCTTGAAGTACACCAGGGCCTTGCTGGCGGTCGCGGCCGCGGCAGTAAGTGAGGTGTCGTCCGCATCGGCCACCCCGCCGGTGACCGTCTTGCCAGCAAGGGCCGCGCTGCGCCCGTTGTCCACCGCCCCCAGATCGGACAGGAATTTATGGGCAGCGCTGAAGGTGTACGAGGACAGGACCAGCATCACGCGGATGTCGTCGGTGTCCCAGTCGATGGAGCCGTCGAGAAAGCCCTCGCGGCCGCTGTCGAACATCGCGTTGGGCATGGCCTATTCCTTCGTGCTGATGCGCCTGACGTGCGAGCGCTGGATGCGCCCGTCGCCGTCGTAGGTGTGGGTGATCTCGAAATCGCCGCCGAGCGCCGGCATCACGGTGACCGCGGCGGGCTGCACGGTGACGTTCACCTGCGGTGCCGGTACTTCCTGCGCCGGCTTGTCCTTGGCGGCCCTGGCCAGCTCCAGCATCTCCGCCAGCGTGGTGCTGATCTCCCCGGTGTTGGCCTGGCCCTCCTGCGCGGCAAGCACGAGGTCCGCCAGCGCGGAGCTCAGTTCGTCGACCAGGCCCTTCAGGGCGTCCAGTTCTGCGGCCATCGTCACCCCAGGCACTTCAGGAGCGACTCGAGCACGGACTTGCGCTTGCGCAGCTCGATCAGCGGGCGCTGGGTGTCGCGCGTGGTGGCGGAAACAGAAACGCCTTCCGGGGAGGGCGTCTGGGTGGGCTGGGCGGCTACCGCTTCGGGTGTCGGGCTAGCGACTGCAGCATCCGCTGCCACAGGCGGCGTTCCAGCTCCCAGCGATTGATCTCCACCGCGCGCCCCGGGTCGCCCGGCATCTGATACCGCGTCCACTCGGGCGCGGCGCTCGCCACCGGCAGGTTGTCCATCAGCCGGCGCATTTGCTCGTTCTTCGCGCGCGCCACTTCCGGCGGGTCGATCAGATGGGACCTCGTTGCCCACTGGCCGATCGGTTGCGGGGCTGGACTCGGCGCCTCGTTGATCGCCTTGACGAGAGCTGGAGACATTCTCAAGAGATTGCGCGCCATCTTTCGCCCCTTGCGTCGTTGCCCCCGATTCTACGGGCGCCCCCTCGGCACCGGTGATGGCCGTGATCTTATTGCCCGCGTGCATGTTGCCGTAGGCCACGTACCCCGGCACGTCCAGCCGAGGCGTCCAGAGTTCCAGCGGGGACAGGCCGACGGCGGGCTTGTCGCTGACCGGGATGTCGCGCCCGGACGCGGCCGCGCCCCACTTGCGCTGCACATCGTTCCACGTGAGGAGCGTCGCCTTTCCGTCCTTGAGCACCACGCGCGCGCCGCGCTCGCCCAGCCCCTGCAGGCCGGCGGCCGACAAGGCAGCGGCGTCGCCGTCCACGTAGACCGTCGTGGAGCTGCGCTCCTTCGGCCCGGCGTCGCCCTCGTGGCCAGGATCTGCGCGAGCGGCCTTGTTCCGGCTTGTGCTGCCGTCCTCGTGGACGGTGTAGGTGCTGCCCTCGGCGGTGGTGAAGCTGGGCCCAGCGGGCCGTCCAGCCGGCATCTCACCATTCGGCACAACCCCCAGCTTTTCGCCCGCCGCGAAGATCCGGTTCTTTTCCTCTTGGGGGAGGGTTGGGTCTTCTGCGATGAGCGTGCGGAAGTCGGCGTTCAGAAGTTCGGCCGGGATGAATGGCCAATTCGTGTTCCAGCCGGCTGCACGTTGCTGCTGCAGCGCCAGTTCGAGAACGACGGATTTTGGCGCGGCAGCCGGCTGCGCCTGCACGAACGGCGCCAGCGCCCGCTGCGCCGCCGCTGCTTCGCTCTTGCCCACCATCAGGCCGTTCTTGGCCTGCAGGACTTTCGTGACGCCGTGGGCAGCCAGCAGCGCGCGAATGGCTGGGGCATCGCCCAAGATGGTCACCGTTCCGGACGGATTCACCGTCACCTGCGGCGCGGCATTGCCGGTAACGGCGGGCGCTACTGCGGCGGGCCCTCCGGCGTCCAGTGGAACAGGTCCAGCAGCATCTCCAGGCTGAGCCCCTCGGGTGTCCACGGCTCCCAGTCCCGCTGCAGCAGGTCCAACTCCCAGACCCACGCCTGCCGCGGCGTCAGCACCCCCTGCTCCAGCGGTTTCTGCAGGTACGGCGGGAACTGCAGCGGCCTGGCCGACATCGGCGGTCTCCTTCCCCAGGATCCTGGCGATGTTGTCCACGGCGGTAGCCCCGGCCGGCCGCGTGGAGAGGACGGCGGAGGCCGTCGCGATTGCGGCGTCCACGGTCGGCGCGGCGCGGATCGCCGCCACCGGGTCCACAGCCGCCGGCGCCTTGGCGTGGTTCGCCGCGTCCCGCCCGAACGCAGCCACCTCGGCCGGCGCGCCGCCAAGCTCGCCCACGGCTTCCATCAGCACCTGGCCTGGCTCGTCGATCTTGCCCTTGGTGGCCAGCTGCCCGCCGGCCTCGCCAGCCGCGCCCAGGCCGGCCTGAACGCCCATCTGCGTCGGGATGTTGATCGCCTGTCGCGCGATGGCGCTCTTCAGCGGCGGCGCGATGGTCTTGCCCGCGAGGCTCCCGGACACGGCGTCCAGCGTGCCGATGATCCCGGCGCGCTTGCCTGCATAGGAGAAAGCATCCGCCAGGTTCTTGCGGTCGGAAAAGAACGCCTCCACGGCCTTGCGGTCGGTGACGTCGACACCGGCCTCGCGCGCGAAGTCGGCCAGCGAACTGCCGGCCTCCACCGTCGCACTGCTCAAGCCCATGGTCGCGGCCCCCGCGTAGGGGCCGGCCACGGCACCAGCGATAAGCGCCGGGAGCATCGCGGGAAGGGATTGAGCCGTCACGCCCGCGATCACGTCATAGGGCGCTTGCGTGAACGCGTCCCAGGCCTCGCCGAAGGTCTTGGCGGCGGCGACCTTCTTGACGGCCGGCCGGGTCGTCATCGCCGCGCCGCGCTGAGCATCGGTCTGCGCCTCGACGGCGCCGCCGATCATGCCGGGCAGGCGCTTGGTGTAGACCTCGATCGTCTTGCGCAGGCCCTCGGCTTCCGGGCTGGTACCCCTGCCGCCCTGCTCCAGTGCGGTGAGCCGATCCTGGGTCTGCTGCAGCTGCTTTTGCTGCGCCGCCATGTTCAGCGTCTTGCCGGCCGCAATGGTCTGGTCAACCCCGGTGAAGAAGGTATCGCGCAGGTCGCCGGCTTCTTGCGCGATGCGCCCGCCAGGAGACTCCGGTGGCGCGGGAGAACCGGTCTGGTTGCCCATGGCGTCGTAGCCGACGTCCTGCGCCACATTGCTGTCCAACTGGCCGGCGAACGGCACGAACTGGCCGGATGGCGCCTGCGCATCCAGCGCGCCGGAGAACTCGACGAAGCTCATTGCGCGATGAACCGCTTGCCGTCTGGGGTTTCGTACACCGGCTTGCCGCCGGACGTGCCGACCTGCCGGCTGCCGGGCGGGAGCGCGCTCACCGGCTTGCCGGGGGAGGCAGGCGCCGGCGTGGGAGAGGGATTCGTCGGCGGCGCGCCGCGGTCGGTCAGGCTCTCGTCCAGCAGCGCCGCGGCGCGATTGCGCACGCGCACGGCGTTGTCGTACTGGCGCTCCCACTCCGCCTTCGCCTCGGACGTGCTGCCCTTGCCGGCTTCCGTCAGCTGCTTGATGGTGGCGTTCATCGCGTTCACGATGGCGCCCAGCTTGTCCGGCTTGCTGCCGTCGCCGGCGGCGTCCTTGCGGTCGTCGGTTCGGCCCCAATGGTCGATCAGCGCGTCGATGCGCCGGTTCTGGGCGTCCAGGTTGCCCTGCTGCAGTTCCAGTCGCGCGACGTCGATCGTGAAACGGCGCTGTTCCTGGTCGGCGCGGCGCTGTTCGGCGGCGGTGGTGGCTGCCGCCCGGTTGTCCTCGCGCTCCTGCTGGATGTCCACGCGGCGCTCGTCGCGCTTGGGCTTGCCGATGTCCTTTTCGAATTGCGCGTAGGCCGGCAGGTCGTTCACCTTGGCGTCGTCCGCGGCGGCGGCCAGGGCCTCGTCGGAGGTGCGCTTGCGGGTCTTGCCTTTGACCGCATCGGCCTCGGCCTGCTGGTCGCCCGCCACCTGGGCGCGCAGCTGCTGCATCGCTGCGGTGCGGTCAGGCTCCGGCAGGTTGGCGATCGCGCGCTCGACGATGCCGGTGTCGCCCACAAAACCCTTGGTGCCGTCGCCTTGCGGCACCGTGCCGGTCAGCGACGTGACCTTCTTCGGCTCCAGCGGCACGTCTTGGCCGGCGTACTCCCGCGCTTTCACGCCCAGCCGGTTCAGGGGTGCGCTCTGCAGTTCTTGCTTGAAGACCTCCAACGTCTTGGCCCGCTCCAGCGCGAGGCTGGATTCCTGGCTTCGGGCGTCCTTGTCCAGCTCCGCCTTGAGCATCGTGCTGCCGATGTTGCCCAGCGCTTCGCCAGCGCCGCCCATCGCGCCCATGAAGATGCCGGCCATGGTCAGGCTCCCGCCACGATGCCGCCCGGCGCCTGGGCAGGCTCAGGGCCGGCGGGAACGGCAGGGGCCGCGGGTGCCCCCTGCCCGATCATCGCCTGCAGCTTCTCCGGCGTGACGCCCAGCATCTGCAGGAACGCCGAGCCGGTGGCCTGGGCGTAGGCGGCCAGCTGCGGCCCGTCCACCTGCACGGTCCCGGCTTCTTCCAGGAACTCCAGCGCTTCGAACAGCAGCAGCATGGTCGCCGGCAGCAGCACGCTCATGGGAATCGTGTGCTTCGACTGGTTGAACAGAACCGCGGCGAGCTTGGCCACCGCGGAGCCCAGCGTTTCCGGGTCCGTGCCCTGCTTCATCTGCTCCATGGCCATGTCGCGGGTTTCTTGGGCGTACATGACCTTTTTGCCCGCAGCCTCCACCTTGGTGACCACCGGCGCGAGCCGCGGGTCGATCTTCTGCATCAGCGCTGCGCGCGCCTTGTCGATCACCGGGTTGGTCATGACGTCACTCCCTGGACAATGCCGCGCGGTTGGAATCTAGCCACCTGGTTGCCGTGCCCGACCTGCGCCAGCCGCTGCTGCTCGAGCGCCATCTTCTGGTTCCACATGTCGCGCTCGTTGGCGCCCTTCATCATTCCGCCCACCAGCTGCATGCCAGAGGAGAACAGGGTCTTGTTCTTCTCGGCGAAGGAGGTGAGCTTGCCGAAGTAGCTGCCGGAGACTTCCGGGGCGTTCATGGGCGTGGCCTGCGTGCCGGCCGCCAGGCGCTGGTCCGTTGGGTTCGGCATGTCGAACGGAGTGTTCGGCGCCTGCGCACCGGCCGGGGTCTGGGCGCCGCCGATGTCGGTCACGGCGGACTCCGCGCTCGGGCCCACCTGCATGGCGCCTGGCGCACTTTCCGCGACCGGCAGCTTCATGGCGGTGTCGATGATCCCCTGCGGGGCCGCCGCGCTGGCCAACTCACCGACGCCGGCAGCAGCACCCTCCATCCCGGAAACGACGTTGGCCGTGGCGGCCTCGGCACCAGCGGCGCCGCCGTACGCGCTCATGGCGGCCTCGCTCGCGGCATCCAGGGCGGCCCCGGTCGCGGCTTCGGTGAGACCCGCCTCGGCAGCACCGGCGGCAGCGGCGCCTCCTCCAGCGCTTGCGGCCCCCGCCACCATTCCGCCGACACCGCCGATCAGGGACATCGCCCCGCCGATCTTCATCAAGTCCTTGCTGCCGGTGACAGCCCCGACCACGGTAAGCGCCATGCCCACCTCGGCCACGGCCGCCAGCACCATGGTGGCGGTGACCGCTGCTCCGGTGGATGCAGCGGCAGCGAGCGCGGCGACTCCTGTGAAGGCCATGTTGTTCTCCTCAGGCCGCGAGGGCCAATGCTGGGGGACGCATCTTGGCGACCATGACTTCCTCGTCCGCATACCCGCGGCGATGAAGGATCGGGCGCCAGTCAAGCGCGAACTTGATGTGATAGGTGATCTTGTCGGCCGCCAGGTCCCACAGCATCTGCTCGGTCCAGTCGATCAGGCGCAGGCCGGTGGTGCCGCGGCGCGCGGCCGGATGAAGGAAGAGAACGTCGTTTTGCGCCACGGTGAAGCCGCCGTAGTGCATGTGCCGGTTCAGGAAGAAGGCGCTGTAGCCCACCAGTCGGCCCTCGTCCCTGGCGGTGAACACGACGAAGCGCTCCAGCTGCTCCAGCAGCGCGTACTCGGGCCACATCGGATCGAGCTTGATGACATCTTGGTGCAGGCACAGTTCCCGGTAATGCAGGTCCAGCAACGGCTGCACCTCCTGCACCACTTCGCACAGGAGTTCGCGGGCGAAGTCCATGGCTACAGGCCGAAGCCGCCGTTCCAGCCGTCTTGCGGGATGTAGGGCCCGGGCGCGCCACCGCCACCGCCGCCGCCCCCTCCACCGCCCCCGCCGGCGCTGGCCGGAACACCACCGGGAAACCCGATGTAGTTGCCGGCGCCGTCGAAGCCGGGGTAGTTGGCGAAGTTCAGCTGGCCGCCCAGGTTCAGGCCGGCAATGGCGCCGAGCACCCGGAACTGTGTCTGCACGTCCCGCCAGATCTGCGCCACCGCTTCGGTCTTGGTGGTGGAGTCCATCTGGTTGTTGTTCTGGATGTTGTTGATCGCACCCATCGCGGTCTGGAAGGCGCTGTTGGCCTGCTGGTTCGTCTCCAGGATGCGCTGGTTTTGCTGCTGGATCTGGGCGGCCGTCGCCTTGTTGGTGGCGTCCAGATGCGACAGCTGCACCTGCGTCTCGCGGTTCATCAGCTCCAGGTCCTTGTCGCGCTGGATGGCCTTGTCGTTCAGCTTGAACTGGTTTTCGTAGTCGGTGTTCTTCACCGCGAACTGGTTGGTCTGGTCGGCGTTGTAGCCGGCCGCCTTCGCCACCGTGGCGGCATCGGCCTGCGCGATGGGGATCGCCGCTTGGTAGGCCGCGGCCTCGCCAGCGGTCACCGCCATGCTGGTGTTCGACAGGCCGCGGGCGTTGGCCTCCTCCTTGGAGCGCGTGCGGGCCTGCTCCATGAAGGGGCTGCCGGAATTGATGATCCGGTTGATGCGACCCTCCACCGTCTGGTCGTCGGTGACCTCCCAGCCCGTGGGGGCGCCCAGCTGCTGCGACTGCGCGCCCACGATTGCGGTGGACTGCGGCGGTGTGGCGCTGGCGACTGCGGGGGCCGGCGTCTGCATGGCGGTGGTGAAGATGCCGGGCTGGGCGGGCGCCTGCGGCTGCTGGCCCTTCAGTGCGTCGTTCAGCGGGTCGTAGGTGGTTGGCATCGTGGTCCTTCAGATCAAATCGAGCGCACGCACGGCGCCTCGTTCGGCTGGTGGTCGGAACAGGAAACGAGCGCGCCGCCAGCGAACATCCCCAGCGCGAAGATGATGCTGACGGCGGTGTGGTACATCAGGGCGCTTCCGGGCGCGCGTAGTCGATGGCGGCCTGCACGTGCGGCTCCTGCGGCACGTTCGGGGCATTGAAGCGCGCCGCGCCGCCGATGCGCACGCCCGTGAACATGGCCCAGACGGTGAACTTGTTGTAGCCGGTCGCCTGCAGCGCTTCGCGGAACACGGCATCGCATTCCTCGCGGGTAAGCGCGCGCAGCTCGCCGCGAACCCACACCAACGCGCCGGAATAGAGCCAGTCGTGGATGACGGCCGCCCGCTTTCCCTTGCCGCCGAACAGCAGGTAGGCCAGCACGATGCGCGGCACGCTGGCAAAGTCGGTGATGAACCCGGTCGGCGCGACGATGAGGGCGCCCAGCAACGCGCTGTAGAAACACAGGGCGGCCAGCAGCATGTGCGTGTCCGCGAACTCGTCGACCAGCCTTGTGTCGAGGTCCGTGGTGAAGCCGGCGACGCGGATCACTTTGCCACCGGCGCCGGTAGCGCCGCCTTGTCGCGCGCCGCACAAGGCATCTCGGCCAGGTCGCGTTTGTCAATCTCGCTGGTGATGCCGATCGGGCCGTACAGGCTGGCCACAAAGGCGCGGTCGCAGGCCAGCGTGGTGGTGACACGGTTCTGCAGCTGCGCGCCGACGTCGATGGTGCCGCAACCGGTCACGCCGGAGGCAGACAGGGCGATGGCGAGGAAATAGGCGGTGCGGTTCATGGTGACTCCTTCTGGGTGAGAACTTGGGCCCTGGCCTGCGCGTGGTAAGCGTCCCAGGTCTCGCGGTGCGGCTTGCCCGGACGCCAGCAGCGCAGGTAGCACTCCCAGGCGGTTTCGTGGTCGGCGTCAACCGGCGGCAGCGGCTTCGGGTCCGCCCACAGCAGCAGTCGCGCGAAGGCCGCGGCAAGCACGTCGTCGTGCTCCAGCCGTTCGTGAATCAGCACTTGGTCGAAGGGCACGCCGCGGGCCTTGCAGACGACTTCGGCATGCGCGCGCGTGGCCCGGTTCGTCATCACGCAGAAGACCCCGCCGCGCTCGTTCTGCCAGAAGCCCCGGGCCGGGCCCTTCACGTAGGGGTTCTTCGTGCGCTGGTAGCGCCACTCGAATTTGCTCTCCTGCAGGCCGGCGGTCAGGATCATCACGCGGGAGTCGTCGCTGTCCATCTTCGCCGGCAACAGCTTCAGCGCCGGGTTCACCGCGCTGTGCAGGACCGCCTCGAGCGGGTTCACGGCTTACGCCCCATGCGCAGGTCGTGCTCTTCCTGCTCCCTCTTGTCGCGCTTGCGGCTGTAGTGCCAGGTCAGCAGTAGGCCGATCACGCCGATCACGACACCGGCCAGCATGCCCACCGTGTTCGCGTCCAGGCCGAACAAGAAAGCGCCGGTCCCGCCGCCGTACATCAGCCCCGGTGCTGCTTTCTCAATCGGGTTCATCGGTTCGGTCCTTTCGTCGCGTCAGCTGTTCGGCCACACGGTCTTGAGCGGATGCATGCGATGCTTTCCCGCGCAGCAAGCACATCCGTAGAATGCCCACGTGGACGACCTCCAGACGACCGACTTCCGCGTGGACTGGCACCTGGTGCCAGAGGTCCGGAAAATCGTTTCCGCAAGGGTTCGCCTCTCGTTCACGGAACGGAGCCGCTGGCTTGGCTTCGTCGTCGTGTTCACGGTCAGCGGTCCCCAGAGCGTTGTCGAGGCAGTTGGCAAAGAGATCGATGGCCTGCAGCTGGAGGATTGGTACGGCGGCATGTGGTAGCCATCACGTCACCGGCAGGCAGGTCTTGAAGAACCCGATACCAGGGTTGATGAGGCATGCAGTGAATCCGGCCGTGTTCGGGTGGATGCCGTCACTGGTCCACGTTGGCGTGGTGAGCGATGACAGGCTGGAGATCGCGTACAGGTCCAGCACCGGGATACCGTACAGGGCACCCACGGCCCGCAGTGCCGTGACGTAGTTGATCGGGTCCGCGGTGGAGGTCCGCATGGGCGTGCAGATCACCATCCGCTGCGCAGGCTTCCAGCCAAGCACCGTCTCCACGAAGTTTTTTGTCTGGCCGTAGAAACTGGCCGTCGCCGTGGAGTCGGAAATCGAACCGACGGCCGTCCCGGCCAGGTAATCGTTGATGCCCAGCGCCAGCACCGTGAGGTCGATGTTGGTGAAGTCGCCAGAAGCCATCGAGGAGCCGTCGTGCTTCTTCAGCGCGTTGAGCATCACTCGCCCGCCTAACGCGCAATTCGTGACGCTGAACCCATGGTAGGCCCCAACCTGCACAAGCCAGTCGATGCCGATGCCGGATGCCGGGTCGCTGATGCTGTCGCCCTGAACGAGCGCCTGTTTGCCAAACCACTCTCCCGAAATGTTGGAGCGCATCGCCGGGGTGATCGCCGAAATGCCGCCCGGCGTCGTGGTGCCGTGGTAGACCTGCAGGTTGGCGACGCGGTTTGCTGAGGTCAAGTAGCCCAGTCGCATCCAGAAGCAACTAGCCGGGACGGTGATCTGCGTCAGGCCCGTCATGAACGCGCCGTCTTGGCGGTACATGACGCTCTTATCTATGTCAAAAAAGTAGGTGTGGCCGTTGAGGGTGCCGGCCCCGTTTGCGTAAACCGTGTAGGTTTCGCCCGGAATCACGGGGATCAGCTCGGTCACGAAGCTGCCAGCCGACGCAGTGGGTGCACCGTTGGCGTCGAACGTGTAGTCCACAAACGTGGTCGCGCTGTTGTGGAGGTTGCGCAGCGGCCAGTCATACAGCGCCACATGCGTCTCGCGCCAGAGCGTGTAGGCGCCTGGGCGCCCGAACGGCAGGTAGTACGAGGGCAACGTCTGCCCCTGCACCACCACCAGATCGTGCTTGGTGCTGTTCAGCCTGCCGTTGGTGGTGCCAATCTGGAACGTGGCTCGGACATACGCAGCCGTCGATGGGACGGCGTAAGGAGTGTTGGCGGTGATCGGGCCGGGGCTGGACAGCAGGGTTTGGCTAGCGTCGTAGAAATGCAGCCCATAGCCAGCTACGCCAGACTGGTTCGATGTGATGTAGCTGCCGGCCACCACCTGCATGAAGTCGGTCACGAAGTAGCCGGCTAATGCCGTCGGCGTGCTGCTGCCGTCTGCAAGAACGAAGCTGTCCGTCGCGGCGGCCTTGTTGAAGATATTTACCGGGCCGAGTTCCTCTAGCGGTCCCAGCTTCGCGGCTTTCAGTTCGATGTCGAGGTAGGAGCCTGAGACGACTGCATAGAGCAACGTCTGCGTACCAGCGGAATCGCGGCGATACACAGTCGGCCGAGTGAGCCCGTCGCTGCCTCCCGCCTTCACCCCAAACGTGAACGTGTCCGCCACGGCGGCACGTCCGAGCGCGATGGTGTCGTAGAACTTCGCGCCGGTCGCGGCGAGCGCGGCGTAGGACTCCGCGTTCGTTTTGGCGGTGGCGGCAGCGGTGGCGCTAGTGGCAGCGGCCGTGGCGCTAGTGGCGGCAGAGGTGGCGCTGCCCGCCGCTGCAGTGGCGCTCGTGGCGGCGGCCGAAGCGCTGGTCGCCGCTGCTGCCGCACTGGCTACAGCGCTCGCAGCATTGGCGGCAGCGCTCGCAACGCTGCTTCCCAGGAAGATCTGGAACTTGCCGAAGGTGCTGTTGTAGATCAGCGTGACCACCGACCCTGCCGCAATGTCACCGGCCGCCAGGGGCCCGCCTGCCTCGGAGACGATCTGCTTGGTGCCCAGCCCGTTCAGGTTCAGCGTGGGCGTTGTGCTCGTGTTGGGAGCAGCGAACTTCACCCGCAGCGACATCCCGTCGGTGTAGGCGGTCAGGTAGGTTGCCGAAATGCTGGCCGTCCAGGCGTCCACCGAGCCGCCTGCGGTCGCGTAATTGGCACTCGCGCCCCAAGTCTGGGCCGGCGTGGGCAGCTTGTCGAAGGCTGCCTCCAGGCTGGCAAATTCGGCGCGAAGCGTGGAGGAGCTGCCGCGCGACTGCGTCACCGGGACGCTGCCCGGCGTGAACCATTGATTGCTCATCAGGATCCTCCCCGCGACAAGCGCCGCGGAACGTATTGCAGGTTCACCCCGGTGACCGTGTGCGGGTCGTCCTGGGCCCTGCTGCTGTAGAACAGGAAGGCGATGTTGTTTTCGGTGCCGTCGATGGACAGCTGCATGTTGGAGACGACCTGCGCATCCCATGTGAAGCTGTCCCAGTCGAACTGATCCCAGTACACGCCCTCGCCCACGATCGGCTGGTCAACCTGCACCACCGCGGCCTCGACATCTGGGTTGCCGTAGCCGAGGTCGTAGCTGACGTTCACGCGGCCGTAGCCGTCGCTCTCAGTCTCGAAGATCGCCCACTTGTAGGTCTTGCGCAGCTGCGGGGATTGCAGGTTGTTGAACGCTGGGCGAATCCAGGCCTCGATCACTCCGCCGTCGAAGCTGGTGCCTACGCTGTCCTTGTAGACGTAGCCGTTGTCGGAGCCGAAGTAGGTGACCTCGATGCCGGTGCTCAGGTTGGCGTTGCACAGGCAGCGCACAGGCAAGCCGTAGTCGAGCAGCATGATCCCGCTGGTGTTGCCGCTGGAAACCGGCATGCCGTTGACCCAGCTGGTCTTTCCACCGGCCAGGCCCACCACCAGGGCGGTGTTGTCGCTAAAGAAGATGCGGTACTGGTTCTTCGTCTTCAGCGACACCGAGGCGGTCTGCAGGCCGACCTTCGTGGCCAGCAGGGGCTGCACCAGCGTGCTGATCGCGGCGAAATCGAAGGAGCCGTAGTTCTGGGTAGCCACCAGCGACTGGATGCCGCGGCTGGTCAGGCCGAACACGTCGTTGCCCACCGACTGCAGGCTCCAGGACTCGAATCCCAAGTCCGAGCCGGAGGGCACCAGGTTGAAGTCGGTGATGCTGGAGCCGTACAGGATGCTGTAGGAGCTTGCCACCGACACCAGCAGGGACGCCCCCGCGTTGTTGCCCTTCAGGGACTTGACGCCCGTGATGATGTCGCCCATGGCGAACTCCGCAGCGCCGGTGATCACGGTCCAGGAGTACGGCTGGTTGACCCCGCTTTTCTGCAAGCTCGCCCCGAAGGTGAACCACAGGCAGTTCTTGTGCCCCGCGACGTGGCTGGGCGCGTCCGTGGTCATCCCGGTGCGGATCGGGATGTAATTGGTGCCATCGAACTCGAAGCCGAGGTTGACCCCGTCGGCGCCGTAGATGCGCTTGGTGGCGGCCGAGCCGCTGAAGTTGGCCAGCTCCGCTTCCACTCGCCCACCCGCCAGCCGGGTGATTGCCGTGTCGGCGCCGCCGGCCACTGCCTTGATGACCGCGGCGACCTGCAAGTTCTCTGCGGCCTGGAAGACACCGGTTACGCCAGACAGGATCAGCGTGCCGACACCTGACACCGTCCACGTGCCGGTGCGCAGCATGGCCCGCACCACCGTGGCCGTGGCGCCCGAGGTTGCGCCGGTGATCGTGACGCCCGCGAGAATCTCCGCAGTGGCGCCGGTGAACTGGATCTCGCGGCCGAAGGCGACCTGCACCCAGCCGGTGGCGCTTTGCTTGTAGAGGTCCCCAGCCGTGGCGCCCGCGTTGTCGCGGAACGCGTGGACGATGTCGTTGAACACGAAGATGCCGCGGATCTGGCCGGAGCCCGGTACTGCCTGGATGTCGGCACGCCGGTCGTTGGCAGCCAGCAGCGTGTAGTCGGCGTGGTCGGATGCCGAGGTGGCGCCGCTGACCGAGGAGACGCTGGTGGTGGTCGCCCGCGGCGTGCCGCCCACGTTCAGGACCTCGCCGGACACGAAGGCTCCGGACACCCGGCCCAGCACCAGGGTGGCACCGGAGATGGCCAGGACCTTCCCGGTTGCCGCGCTGGTGACGCCGGTGACGGTGTTGCCCACCGCCAGGGCGCCGGTGATGGTGGCCAGCAGCAGCCAGTAGGCGGCGCCAGTCGGGGCGGTGCGCCCGTCGCTGCGCTCGAAGCCGTTGATGCGCCGGTAGCCGCCGCCCACCGCGGGCTCGTAGTTGTGGGCGCCGAAGCAGGACCCCGGGTTCTTGGTGATGGCCGGCGTGACCAGGTCCAGCCCGCCCTTCATGGCGTGGAAGGACGTCTTCACGTCCGGGAACCGCTGCTTGGTGTTGGCCATCAGCAAAGCGGCGGGCCCAGGGTGATCGCGCGCAGCTCGGTGGCCTCGATCTCCCGGATGATCTTGTTGAACTCCATCTTGCCCTCGTCGTAGATCTCCGGGGCCGCCTCCGAGACGCCGTAGAACATCATGGCGCGGTACACGATGGCCCAGTGGTACTGCACCGGCAGCGCCGGGGTGTCGTCGCCCGAAACCAGTTCGGAAGGCACCTTGTAGTAGTCGCCGGTCAGGGTGTAGCCGGCGGCCGGGATCGGCCCGACAACAAGGCTGCGATCGGGTGCGGCAGCCACGACGAGCGGGCGCTGGTAGCTGGTGCGGTTGGCGCCAAGCAGGTACTGGTTGCGCCAGTCGTCGTACTGCATCACGCCCAGGAACTGCTCGTCCGGCAAGCCGGTGGCTGTCAGGTAGGCGCGGAAGGTGTCGCCGTACTCGCTGTCCAGCGCCCAGTAGCCGAAGGTGGCGGCGATGTTGAAGCTCGAGGCCGTGTACGAGGAGATGCCCTCCAGCGTGGTGCACGAGCAGGAGGCCCGCAGGAAGTTCCAGTCGGTGTGCTGCCGCTGGATCGACATCCACGCCTCGTTGGTGAACGAAAGCAGGCGCGTGTATTCGGCGGTTTGCCCGGTCACCGCGGACGGCCCACTGCCCGGGGCGCGGCACTTCACGCGCAGTTTCTGGGCCAACGCAAGGTAGTTCATGGCGTGCTCCGAAGCGGATCAAGAAAGGGGCCGGTGAAGGCCCCTGTCGTAAGCACCTCGGTTACACCGTGGCGGAGAACGGAGTGGCAGCCGTACCGGAAATGCGCGTGTGCAGCAGCACGCGCCAGGCGTTGAGCGCCACGTCCTCGATGTCCAGGTAGTCGCCCTTGAAACCGCCCGTCGTGGTGCCGTTCATGGTGATGGTGTCGCTCTCCGTTCCAGCAGTGCCGGTGTTGGCCGTGGAAAACGCAGTCGACGCGCCGGTCGCGCCCGCCTGGTAGACGTTGCCGAACATGAAGTCGGATGCGTTCGCCACCTTGATCGTGGTGCCGATCGAGGTGATGGTCGTGCCGATGTACAGGCGGTAGCGCGCACCTTGCCCGGTGGAGGCCGGCAGGGTGAGGGCGATGCCGGCGGCGGAGTTCACGGTGAGGACCTTGCCGTCGTGCACATCCTGGTTGAGCGTGAGCGCCGCGGTGACGTTGACCGCGCGGGTGCGCGGCCACAGCCGCTCGATGGCCGTGATGATGGCGCGCGCCGTGCGCTTGTCCGGGATGGCCTGGAGGGCCTGATAGACCTTGTCGGTGATGAGAGGCATGGAAGACTCCTGAAGTTGGAAGTTGGTGAGTTGGGATCAAGAGCCTTGCGGCCCCGGGAAGCTCAGGCCGATTGCGCGACCTGCTGGACCCACTTCATCCCGCCCTGCGGGTTGCGGTCCTCGATCAGCCGAATCCGGTACGTGGTCTTCACGTTCGGGGTCAGCTGGTTGAACTCCTTGCCGGAGTTGTCCTTGCCGAAGGCGCAGCCGAACTTCACCGTCTTGGCGGCCAGCGCGGCGTACAGGAACTTGCGCTTGATCTGCTGCGGCTCGCCGCGCTTGATGTACTGGTTCACGCCGTTGTGGCCGGTGAAGACGAACACCGGGGAGTTCGGGTCTTCGTCGCCCTCGACTTCGACGACGACGATCTCCTCCATGAACTTGGCCTCCTTGGCGATGAAGTCCATGTCGCGTTCCTGCACGACTTCGATGTCGCCGGGGTCGAAGCCGGTTTCGTTCAGCTCCGGGGCGGAGTCGACGGTGGTGCGGTTGACAGCCTGGACGTCGTCCGAGCTGATGATGGCTTTGCGGGGCATGCTGGCTCCTGTGGAAAGAAGAAGGGACCCCGAAGGGCCCCTTGCGTCTTCAGCTCGTTTGCGGCCGATCGGGCATGGTGACGATCTCCGTCACCGCGCTGGCCGTGATGCCGGTGGCGGTCCAGGAGCCCGTGCCCGCCACCCAGGACGACGCGCTGGGCGCAGCGCGCACCAGCAGGTAGCCGATCGGGAGGAAGTCGTCCGGCAGCACCGGGAACTGCGGCGCCTTGATGAAGGCGCCGGCGGTCGTGGTGACGCCGATCTGCGTGTCCTCGATGGAGCCCTGCGCCATCTGGATGGCGCCGGCGGCGGTCGTGCCGAACACCAGCACCGTCGCCTTGTTCACGGCCAGGGCCGGGAAGGCCAGGCCGGTCACGGCGTCGGTGGTGGGGGTGGCCGTGTTGGTCTGGGCGGTGAGGCCCGCCACGAACTTGCCGCCGATGGCACCGACCACGGTGGCCGTGGTGGTGTAGGTGCTGGTCGTGCCCTTGGTGATGCCGGACTTGACCAGGTTGATGGTCAAGCCGTGCGATTGGCGATCGTTCATCGCGCGCTCCTTGAAATGGAAAGGCCGCCGAGGATGTGCCGCGGCGGCCTTGGGGTGGAATGGAAGAAAGCCGCCGATTCCTCAGCGGCCCAGCTCACGGTTTAGGTGAGGGCGGAGATGGTGACTTCGCACACGGCCATCCAGCCGTGGTTAGTGACCACTCCAGCGTCATAGAACGTGGCCGACACGTAGCCACGCTCGCCGGTCGGGTCGGACTTGTCCGCCTTCGACACGGGGATGTGGTTGTACTTGAAGGCATCCAGGCCGCGGAAGGCGGTGTGGCCCCACGCGTCCTTGGCCATCACGAACAGCTGGTACACGTCGGCCAGGGTGCCGGTCGTGGACAGGTTCGTGGTGCCAGCGATGGCGGCGCCGGCGTCGATCACCTTGGGCATGTCCGGGCTCAGGATGAAGCGCACGGAGCCGACGGCGCCGAGCTCCATCTCGTGGGCCGGCTTCATGGAGCCGTAGTCCTTGACCGCCGTGTAGCCGGGGATGGCCTCGACGTCCTGCTGCAGGTCGGTGTGTCCGAAAGCCAGGTAGGCCTTCTGGATGGACGACGTGCCGTAGTTCGCCGACGGGGCCAGCACACCGCGCATGAACACGGCGTGGCTTGCGGCCAGGCTGCGCGTGACGCGGTTGACCAAGTTCAGGTTCACCGGCTGGGACACGGTGGCGCGCGTGGTGCCGCCGCTGTAGAAGCGGTTGGTGCAGCCCTGCACGGCGCCGATGTACACCAGCTCGCGCACCAGACCCAGGCGCTCGCCCAGCTGCTCTTCCATCCAGGCGGGAACGTCGTCCTCGCCCAGGGATTCCTGCCGCTCGGTGTAGCCGTACAGCGCGCCGTACTTCTGCACCTGCACGGTGGTGTCCAGGATGGTGATGCTTTCCGCCGGGGGGGTGACGCCTTCCTGAATCAGGTTGGCTGCGGCCGTGGTGGTGTACGTGTTCGGCGAGGCGGCCGTGGCACCGAAGGGCACGACTTGGCGGAACACGACGGTGTCGCCCATCTTCACGGGCTGTTTCCACACCTCGCCGGAGATTTCCAGCGTGTCGGTGTGGATGGCGTGCTTGAGGATCTGGCCCTTGATGCGGCCGATCCGCTGCGCCGGGGAGGCGTAGCCTGCGAGAGGTCCCGCCATGGCCGCCATGCTGAGCGAGCTCAGCACATCGGGTGGCACGAGGCCCGAATGCCACGCGAGCGCGAGGCACAGGCCCAGCGCCAGCATCAGCATGGCGCGGGTCGAAAAAAGCTTGGTCATTGCGTAACTCCTAAGAGTTGAACCCTTCTTCGAAGCCTTTTCTCATGGCCTCGTCGTCGGATATGGTTGGGGGACTGGCCCGCGGCACGCCCTGGGGCGTCACTGCCGCTTTCAGCCGTTTCTGGTTCGCGTCTTCTGCCTTGGCAGCCGCGGTCTTCCACTCGTAGAAGCTGGTCAGCTTCCTGATAACGTGGTACGGGTTGTCGCTCGTCTCGAAGGCCTTCGCTTCGTCCTCGCCGATGGCTGTGCGCCAGGCCAGGTAGTCCGCAGTCGGCTTCTTTTGCTTGGTGACCGGGTCCTCGGTAAAGAGGTCGGCCTTCCAGTTCGGGTGCGCATCCGATACCGCGGCGTCGCGCAGCTTTGCGGTTTCCCTGGCGACGCCTTGAGACACGAGGGTCTCGATTTCCTTGGGATCTGTGCCCTTGGCCGCCGTGAGCCCGCCGATGACCTTCGCGAGGTCCTCGATGAGAGGTTCGGCAATCTCGGGGTACTCCGCTTTCAGCTTGGCAAGCTCGACCGGCGTGGCGGCGGCGGGTTTCCCCTCGGCCTCCTTCGTGGCGGTGAGCTTGATCAGCTGGTCGTTCAAAGCACCGTAGCGGCCTTCCAGCCTGCGCATCGCCAGTTTCAGTTCCGCGTTCTCGTCTGCCTTCGGACTCGGCGTCGTGGTCGACGCGGCTTCCGTGGTGGCGGGCGTTGCTGCGGGCGTGGTGCTGGCTTGGGCAGGAGTGGCGGGGGCAGCCGTCGCTTCCGACGCCGCTGGTACGGCCTCGGTGCTCGCCGCAGCAGCGTCGGCGGCCTTCTGGGCTTCGGTCGTCTCGGCAGGCTTGGCAGCCGCCGGGGGTTCCTTACCTTCGAAGGACGCGCTGAACGCTGCTTCGGCGTCGGCTTGATCCTGCTGGATTTCGGTCTTCTGCTCGTTCTCCGTTCCCGTGGTCATTGAGGGGGGCTCCAAAAGCAAAGCCCGCCGAAGCGGGCCACACAGCGAAGGCGAAACGGGCTACTCGCCCTGTTCCTCGTCCGCCACCATCAAGCCGGGTCCGGGTTCCCCCAAAGCCAGCAGATTTGAAATCTCGCGCAGGCTGCCCCTGAGCACTGCGGTCTGCGTGAGATCGAGATTCGGGTTGTCGTTCTTGCGGCGCAGCACATCGCGGCGGTCCTGCAGGTGTTTCTTCAGCTTCACCCACGTCGGGGATTGCCGGTCGCTCAGGTCCAGCCGGAACTCCGGCTCCTGCTTGGGGACTTCGGTCATTGGATGAAAGCCTGGCCGGCAGGAGCGCGCTGCGGCGGCTCGGCGCCGGGCGTGATGACCTGCGGCGCCGGGTTGCGGTGCTTGTGGATGTCCGCAGCGATGCCGCCTACCGCGAGGTCCTGCTGCGTCCTGAGCTTGAGGGTCGTGTCGGCCAAGCGCACCTTCATCTCCTCGAGGTGCTGGCGCTCCTGGCTGGACAGGTCGGCCATGCCAAGGCGGAAGTTGATGCCGGCGAGCACCTGCTTGAGCGACCGCTCGGCCTGGCCTTGGCTGGCTTCGTGGTCGATCCGCATCTTCTCGACTTGCGCCTTGCTCACCAGGGTGTCCTCGGCCACCTTCGTGCGGCCCTCCACCATGATCTTGGCGGCCGTCACGCGGGGATCCTCCGGCGGCTGGCGGCTGGCCAGTTCCTGCTTCCTCTCCTCGGTGAGCTCCAGCGCCTTCGGGTCGAAGCGCAGCGACTTCAGGAACTCGCGCATGACCTGCTCGGGGTCCAGGTTGAAGGCGGGGTTCAGCGACAGGCCCACGATCTGCACCAGCTGCTGCGCCTGCAGATCGCGCTCCACCAGGGCGGAGGAGCCGCGGGCGTCGATCATGAAGTCGCCCTTGGCATCGTTGGGCCCGTAGATCAGCAGGAACTCGTAGTACCGGCCGATGTGCGGTTCCGTGATGCGGTCGTCGAAGTTGCGGGCGATGCGGCGCAGCACGGTGCTGCCGTTGTTGTTCATGATGTTGGCGATGCCGACCTTGTCGGTCTGGCTGGCCACACCCATCTGGCCTTGCAGCAGCATCGGCAGGCCAGTGACCTCCTCCGCCTCCCGCAGCCAGAACTGCAGGATGTTCATCAGCTCGGCCTGCCGGGTCTCGATGGAAACGATGAGAAACGCCTTGCGCGCGTCGTCCATCTCGGAATCGCCCTTGGTGAACCAGAGCTTGCGCGGCGAGACCTCCCACCGCCCGTTCGCCGGCACCAGCTTGTTGCGGTCGATGACGATCTGCGGCCCCGCCGATAACCCGGCGTTGTCCATCAGGTTGCGCACCGCGGCGTTGGCGCCCTTTTGGCACTCGCGCATCTGCCGGCCAACACCGACGCCGGCCCAGTGGTCGGTGCGGGCCTGCCACACCATCACGTCATACGGGAATTCCCCGGAGTCCAGCGCCGACAGCGTCACCTTGATGACGCGGTCGTTGACCATGGTGACCATGGCCGGGTACAGCTCCTTGCCCTCGCAAACACAGCCGGCGGCTTCCATCTCCGCCTTGGTGACCTGGCCGTGGAAGTACCAGATCTGGAACAGCTCCTTGTCGCTGGGACTGTCGCCGTTCCTGCGCTTCTTGGTGCCGTCCACTGCGCTGCAGGGGCCTTCCTCGAGCACCTGGTCGATCATCTCGGACAGGTAGCTGGGATCCTTCTTCAGGTCCCGCAGGCCGCGCCCGGTGATGTCGTCGCACTCGAAGGTGTAGGAGCCCTTCTGCACGTTGGTGCCGCAGTTGGGGTCGGGGTAGAAGTTCCAGTGGCTGATGAAGCGCGACTGCGGCTTCAATCTCTCCACCATCTCCACCGTCCAGCCCTGCGGCGTCTGCTTGGCGGCGCGCTTGCGCGTCAGCGACGGGACCGGGCCCTTCAGGATGCCGGTGCCGACCTTGGCGGAGCCCTCGATGACCTGCCGGACTTCGGCGTGGTACCGCGCTTCGGTCAGCCAGTCGTCGATCTCCTGCTGCGCGCGCTCCGCTGCCTGCTTGGCCTTGGCGATGACCGCATTGGCCTCGTCAAGCGGGGTTGCGGGTTGCGCTACTGGTGCTGCGCCCTGCCCCATCCCGAACATGCCGGCGATCTTGCCGGGCAAGGCGCGCAGGCCCTGTGGCGGCTGGGGAACGGCCGGGGCCGGCGGTTGAGCGGCAACTGCCTTGGCCTGCTCCTCCAGCATCGCGGTCAGTTCCGGCATCGGCGTCGGGCGCAGCGCGAAGTTGCGGTCGTCGGTGGGCAGCAGCATGTCCGACATCCGGGCCGCGGCGGCGTCCACATAGGGGCGCGTGATCTTCAGGAACACCGTGGAGCGCGTCGCGCTGGCCTGCCGCTCCTCACGCGGTCCACCCGTCAGCGACCTGCCCTTGACCGTTTTCGTGCTGGCCCGGTTGGCGTCGTCGATGCCCTCGTAGTGCTCCTCATCCTCCGACCAGATCTCCTCGATGCCGGACATGCGCCGGCCCTCGATGGCCGTCTTGCGCTTGTCCTTCACCTGCAGCGAGAAGGTCTCCACGATGGCCATGCGCTTGGCCTTCTGCTCCTGCGTCTCCGGCGCCGCGGGCACGGCTTCGCCCGCCCCTGGCTGCTGCGGGGCCTGGCTTTGCTGCTGCATGGTCAGTTGTAGATGGCGGTGCAGTCCACCGTGCCGCTGATGGTGATCGTCAGGGTCCCGATGCACTTCACCGGCAGCGGGTACCAGTTCGGGCCCACCGGCGTGAAGGTGTTGGCCAGCGTGCCCTTGCTGTCCTCCACCTTGATCGTGGGCGTGGCACTGGCCGAGGACACCCAGATCCCCAGCAGCGCGCCGGCACCCACGACAGTGCCGGTTGCCGTGAGGTTCTTGCGCTTGGAGCCGACGTTGCAGACTTCTTGCATGGGGTGTCCTTTCAGTAGCGGGTTAGTACCCGGCTTCGGAATCGAGCGTGCCGAATTCGACGACCTTGGTCTGCTCCGGCTTGGGCCGCACCTTCGCGTGGCGCAGCATCATGTAGGCGTAGCGACTGGCGCTGATCGTGTCGTCCGATTCCTTGACGATCTTTCCCTCGTCGCGGTGATACAGGCGCCGCTCCTCGAGCCACTCCTCGCAGTTGCTGAACACCTTCCAGCGGCCGGTCTGCATGCGCTCGAGCATCTCCTGGACTGGAGCCTCGACACCGTTACCGCCGGAGCCTTCCTTCTCGCCCTTGGCGGGCGGGTTGGTGGCCTTGTCGGCCAGCAGCTTCAGTTTGTGCTTGCGGTACTGCTTGGCCAGATCCTCGCCGCTGCCCTTGTCGTGCTGCAGGCCGTCGTGCGGCCAGGCCCACGGCAGCCAGGCGCCCCAGGGCTGCAATGCAGCGGCGTGGATCAGCGGCACCGCCTCGGCCTTGCGGTAGCACTTGGTCACGTACACGATGTCGGCGTCGCGGTCCCAGGACAGCGCGGCCGCCGCAGTCGGGTGGTCCCAGCCGAAGTCCAGACCGCCGATCTGCGGCCAGAACGCGGGGATGGCGAAGGGCTTGCACACGATGTCGTCATCCGACACCGGAAAGATCAGGCCCGAACCCATGGTCGGGATGCCCCTGGCCCGGGCGTCGCGCTCGTGCGCCGGGTAGCCGGCGATGATCGCCTTGCGCTGGGCGTCCGTGTAGTGGCCGGCGTCGTAGATCGTCATCGTGGTGACGTGCGTGCCGGGAGCCCTCTCCAGCAGGAATCGCCGCACCACCTCGCTCATGCCTTTCAGGGGCGTGAAGGTGACCCACACGATGCCGTCCGTGGCGTTGGTGCGGGTCTTCCCTTCCGTGTAGATGTCCTCGGGCGGCTCCTCGTCGAACCACACCCAGTCCAGCGTCTCGCCCTGCCAGCGCGCTCGGCCCTGGTCGTAGGTCTTGAAGGTCACCCGGCTGACACCGCCGGAGATGTGCCGCACCAGCACGGTTTCCACCGCATCGGTCACGCCGTGCGCGGCCCGCTTGATCTCCAGGATGTCCTCGGCCGGGATGGCGCCCGTTCCCCATGCACCCACCGGGCCCAGCAGCAACCGCTGCACGGTGTCGCGCGTACCCTGGCTGGTTTCCGATGCCGCCCAGCCGGTCGTGGGATGGTCGAATACCGCGCCCTTCCAGCCTTCGGGATAGCGGCCCGTCAGGTGCATGGCGGCCTCGAAGCTGCCGGCCCAGGTCTTTCCGAGCTGGTTGCCAGCGATCAGCAGGCGCTCGCGGATGGCCGGGATAGCGCCGGCCATGTGGAACGTGAGCTGCTTTGGGTACGGCAGGTAATCGGCCAGCTTGAACCTGGCCAGTTCCGCCTGCGCCTCCTTCAACAGCGCCTTCTGTTCCTCCGGGGAGAGCTTGTCGACCCAGTCCAGGGCGTCGGCCTTCTTCTCAACCACCGGCCAGCCTCGCCACGATGGCCTTGAGCTTGTCGCGCGGCACGTCGCCCAGCAGCGTGCGCTGCGTGTTGTCCGCCTTGAACAGGCCCAGGTGCTTCATCGCCTGTTCGCGGGCGCTGGTCTTGTCGTGCCACTTCACCTTCGCGGTGCGGCTCGCAAGCACCTTGGCGCCGCGCTGCCGCTTCAGCTCACCGCCGTGCGCCTGCCGTTCCAGCTCGGTCTCCAACGGCGCCGTGGCGTAGTCCTCGGTCACCTCGAGGCCAGCCAGTGCCATCGCGGTGTCGTCGTCCATCTCGTGAACATCCTTCAGACTGCCATCCGCCCGGTACAACTTGCGCGGGTCGAAGAACACCGCCTGGGCCAGACTCCGAAGCACGGCCTCGGTCGTCAGCTCCAGTTTCGATAGCAGCGCGTCCCGCCGTTCCTTGATTGCGGCCTGGACCTTAACGTCCTTCAACAGGCGGGACGCTTGCGATGCCGCTGTGTGGGCGCTGAAGCCCGCGGTGATCGCAGCATCCGTGCCGTTCTCTCCGTTAACAAGGAAAGCCTCCACGAACAGGCGCTTGCGGGTGTCGGCGGCTTCCTTGCTGGTGCCAGGCTTGTTGCGGCGCACCACCTTCTTGACAGCTGCCGGCCTCTTCTTGGGTGCAGCCTTGCGGGTGGCCATCACACGTCCTGCGGTGCCTCGGCAGGGAAGCGCCAGTCGATCTTGTGGCTGACGTAACCGACTTCATCGCACTTCGTGTGCACTGTGCCGTAGGTTGGCACGATCAGGCCGCCTTCCGGGGTGTCCCAGCCTGCGCCCTCAATGACGACGTTCAGACATCCGCGCACGCCAGGCGCCACCTCTACGCGCAGCACCTCGACGCCGGCAGGCAGCTGCAGCAGGTCGCGGACCGCTTCTGCGGTCACCCGCAGGATGGCCATCTTCTTCACAGCAGCCATGTTCAGTACCTTCCACCCATGTCCCCGGGAATCCCGGAGCCGCCCATCTCGGCCCCCTGGAAGCCGCCGCGAAAGGCTTGCTCCACGCTCATGCCGCCGTCGTCGCCGGTCAGGGCCTGCTGGACCAACGCGAGGGCTTCCTCCAGGGTTTTGGCGGGCTTGCCGTCCACGCTGAAGGTTCCGTCGGGATTCTTGGTCACAGTAACGGTGTCGCCGCCGGCGGGGTCGGCCGGGTCCTGTGCGGGCTGCTGCTGGGACTGGCTGTTGGGGGTGATCTGGTCCATGGGGCTGGCCTTTCGTGTTCGGGGTTGCACCCATCGGGGCGAAGCCTGGGTTGACCCCCAGGTCGCACTGGTTACCGGCAAGCCGGCTGGAATGCACCGTTGGCTGCACTGCCTGATTCCGACCTGCACGGATCGGTGAAATGCCGGGCACGCGGGGTGGAACCGCTACCCGCCCCAGTCAGGCTCAGGGGGCTGTCGAAAGAAAGAAGCGCCCGGGGTGAACCGGGCGCCAAGCTCGTTCCGGTGGAGGAGCGAGGAGACAAGGAGCTGGGCGCACGCCCTGGGTCGAGGTGGCGCCCGGTGCTGCGCGAGCGGTGGGGCCTATGACGTCAGGGGCGGGCGGCGCCCAAGCGGGGGATGCTGGTGGCGGAAATCGAACCCGCGACCTCCCAGCCGGTCAGCCACACCGGGCTCACCGGTTGGGTGCTCTGCCGGACTGAGCTACACCAGCGGAAATGAGAAAAGCCCGCGCTGGGCGGGCTTTTGGGTTCTCGCGAATTACGCGGGTGGCTGCTTTCTACCACCACGCCGCAACGCGACGGGCGAATAGTAGAGCCACCAGGTGCTCGACGCAAGCCTTTTCTGACCGATGCGTCACCCGATCACCCCGTCGCGCCGCAACTCCAGCAACAGCATGTTCCTGGCCTCCAAGATCAGCACCTGCCGCTCCTCATAGTTTTGCGGCAGCATGGGCGAGGTCCACACCGCCCGGCCGCTGTGCAGGTTCATCGCCTCGAACTCCAAGGCCGTCTTCCAGCGCCTGGGTGCATTCGGGATTCGGTCGATGACCTCGTCGACCTGCTTGACCTGCATCTCGTCGGCCTTCGCCGCCGCCGCGCCGTTCCACCAGTCCCAGTGGCCCGGGGCGCGGTGGTCGCGGCAAGTGCTGTCGGAGCTGCTGTACCCCTTCGTGAGGCGGTAGGTCCGGCGCCAGGAATACCATTCGGCCAACAGCCGATCGAGCTTGAAGTCGAGGTCTTCGGTGATCACGATAGCCATCCAATCTTGTGCGACTGCTCCCATGGCGTGCTCCACTTCATGCTGAATTTCATCGTGTAGAAATCCCGGGACGTCGGGCCCCGGGATTGGGGCGCCGGTGTTGCCGGCCTACTGCAGCGGCCCGCCGCTCGCGCTCACCAGCCGGGGCGTTCCCGCCTCGATCCGCGACGGCGGCTCCTGCGGCGGGGTCTGCATCCCGGCGATCTGCGCCTGCAGGTGATAGTCCTGCCGCGCCAGCATCACCAGCGCGTTCAGGTTGGCGCCGATCCAGCGGGCGAAGTGGATCGCCGGGTTGCCCGGGTCTTCCGGGGTGGTGACGTCCAGGGTGATGCCCTGGTTCTCGAAACGCAGGTCGAGGCGGGCGTGGGGCTCGCCGCGTTCCGGCGCCGGCTGCGGCTCGGCTTGGTCATGGCCCTCGTAGGTTCGGTTGTCGTTGTCCTGGATGTCGTTGCTCAATTGGTCTCTCCGGTAGTTGCGGGGTGCGGGTGGCTCAGGCCTCGAGCCGACGCAACAGGTCCTGCGCGCGCTCGCCGACGTTGTTGGTGCGGCGCACGAAGTCGTGCACCTGGCCGCCGTAGTGCGTCGAGGGGCCGACGGCCGTCAGCTGGTTTCCAGCGGCAACCGGCTCGGGCGCCGGCGGGCGCAGCACGCCGGACAGGCGCGCCCCGAGCTCACTGAGGGATTCCTCGGCAAAGCACAGTGCCTTCTCCAGCCGGTTCACCTGCTCTGCGAGCTCGGGCTGGCGGGGGGCCTCGGCCGCTCCATAGCTGGGTGCCGTGGCCTGCTTTGCTGCATCGTTTCCATACATACCGTTCTCCAGTTTCCCGGCTGTCGATGCCCCGCCGGGTGCGGGCGTACTAATAGCGTTGATAGATCCCGCAGCTGGCGCACAAGTGGCCGTCCGGGGTGAGATAGAAAAGCTCGTTGCCACACCTGCACTCGCGCACCTGTTGGCCCACGGACGGATAGAACTCGAACTTCCAGTGGCCGGCGTGCCGATGGCAGCTGGGACATTCGAAGGCGTCGGTGCCGGTGGGTGCGACAGCGGCCCACGTGTGCTTGCACGCCACGCAGAAGGCCTCGCCAGCGCCGTGCTGTTCGCGCTTCTCGTCAGCCGGGAACTCGTAGATACGGCCGGTCATGGTGCGTCGCTCCCGCAATCCACCTCGACGAACTTCGGCGCGGCGAAGTAGGTGTTGAACGGGTTGCCCCACTCCGGCCGGTAGCCCGCCGGGTTGCACACCACTCGGGTGCGGCCGATCGCCGTGTCAATGGTGTCGTGGGTGTGACCGTGAATCCAGAGCGCTGGCGCGCGCTCGCCGTGCATCAGGTCATCGCAGTTGGAAGCGAAGCCGCCGTTGCAGGCGATGTCGAACCTCGGGTGGCACAGCTTGAACGATGGCAGGTGGTGGCTCACGACGACTGTAGGGCCTTCGGTACAGCGAAGCGCGCACGCGAGCGCGTAACGCTGACTTCGGTTCAGCGCCTGCATGTAGGCCACGGTGAAGGGCTCGCCCAAGCGCTGGATGTGGCGGAAGTCGCGCATCACCTCCAGGACTCGGCTGCGCTGGCTGGCCGATGCGCCGCCGCTGGCCCACAGCGTGCACGCCACGAAGGTGACGCCAAGCACCTGCACTGTTGCCACGTAGCCGGCCGCCACGGTGGTGCGCTGAAATTTGCCTTCCTGGAGCATGCGATTGCAATCGTCCATGTCGTGGCCGAAATACTCGTGGTTTCCGGGCACGAAGACGACGTGGCGGAAACGAGCCTCGACGTGGGCCAGGAAGCCAGCAAGCTGCGGGACGTTGGAGCTGATGTCCCCGGCCAGCACCAGCACCGACTCGCTGTCGCGGCCGTCCGCCGACAGGAAGTGATCGGCCAGTTCGGCAACAGCGCCCTTGAAGAACTCCAGATGCAAGTCGGAGGCGACGCGGATCAGCATGGTGCTTAACTCCCGTCCTCGTGCTCTGGCAGAGGCTTAAGAGCGGCCTCGCATTTCGAACAGATGTAGGCGTCTGGTTGTGCGATCGCATCGCAGTGGTCGCACAAGATCCGCCCGTTTCGCTCCGCCCGTGCTTGCCGATGGGCCGCGCGGTAGAGGCTCTGCGCCGTCACCCGCATGAATGGGAACGGTGTCCGGCCCCACAAAATGTGCTGGCACCAACCCTCGTCTGCGTCAGGCTTCGCGGCGCGGCAGATTTCGACGACATCACTCATGGTGCGTAACTCCTATCAGGCTCTTCCACCAGCATCGGCAGCCGCGCCGGCCACGTTCCCGCCGCTTTCACCGCGGCGCGCGTGCGCTGGCCCAGGTCCAGTTCTTCGATCCGGCGCCGATCTTTCGGCATGCGCCCGCCTCCCTTGTGTCCACCGAGCAAGGCGTGGCAGTCGTCACAGCCGGGCCAGCCCTCGCGGCAATCGGTCTTGCTCGCACCACCCTTGCCCATGTCCCGGTGGCAGAACTGCGGGCGACAGGGGATGCGGCACCGCATGCAGTAGCCCAGGTCGCGCACGACGGCCATGTAGCCGAGGTGCTGCAGCGGGTTCTCCTTCGTGATCGGCGCGCCGCTGGTGCTCCCTGAGTAGGTTCCGCGCACCAGGGAGCGCGAGGGGGAAAGAGCCATCGGGCGAGGCTCGCGCGTGACGGTGGGGCCTTCCGGACGGACGCGGCGCTTGAACGGCACGCGCTTCAACGGTGCACCGCGCTTCATCCCTGCTCCCCTTCCCCGCCATCCGCCTTGCTGCGGTCCTTCTCGCCTGCTCGCGGGCCGCGCGTCGGAGTGCGGGTTGCTTTGATGACCTCGATGGCCTCGGCCAGCAACGCAGGACCGACCTGCTTGCCATTGAGCTGCATGGTGCGGATCACGATGGCTTGCTCGTAGTTCATGCCGGCCTCAGTCTTTGTAAAGGAGATTGATCACCTTGAAGGACCAACTTGAGTCGAGCGCCCGGATCACGATTCCCTCGCCGTGCTTGCCGTTCGGGTACTTGATCTCGGCCAGCTTGCGAAGCTCGTCATCGGTGAACACTGGCATGCCGTGGCCGTTGACGTGTCTGGCGCGGTCCGACAGCGTGAGGTCCGATCCGACGATGCGCGCGAGCGGGATGCCAAGCGCCTCACACAGTTCGGCCAGCGTCTCGGCCGGCAGGTTGGCGTGGCCGACCACATCGCGCAGCGTGAACGCGCGCGCTTCTATTGCCGGCAAGCCCATCGGGTTGCCCTGCACACCGGGGCCGACCACTTCGAACTGCAGGGCCACCCCTTGCGGCAGCCGGTCGAGCCCGTAGCGCCGTGCCGCCATCCAGTAGACGTTCTTCCCGCCACTGGCCGTGAACTCCTTGAGTTCCCAATTGCGCGAGCACACGTGCAGGCCGTCGCCGTCCACGTAGGCCGTACAGCTGGTGCCGTCAGCCTTCTCGGTTGCGTACCAGGGCTCGCGGCGCATGCGGTCCACGATCTCGGGTGCGGCCTGAAAGTTGACCTCGTCCGTCTTCGGGATGTGGCTCGGGAAGGCGCCGATGAAATCGCCTTGCATCCCCTGCGGAATCGGCTTCTCGTACTTGGTGACGCCCAGCGCCTCTGCCATGTCCGTTCCGGGCGGCATGTCAGGTGCGCCCTTGACGATCAGGCACTCGCTGGGCACACCCTTGAATCGAGCCATGCGCACGCGCCACTTGTGCTTCTCCATGAAGGCCCATCGGTCACTCGGCGGCAGGAGCGCATCCTGCAGGAACACCGTCACCACCTCCCCCTCCGCCACCTCCTTGCCGACCACTCCGGACCACGTGCCGGCGCCGCCGCAGAACACTGTGGCGGCCTGAATGAAGTCCGCGCCGTCAATGGAACGAATCTGGCTCACCTTACCGATCACCGCTACCGCGCCCATGTCTCAGTCCTTTCGTTTCTTGGTTGATTGCTTCTTCACCGTCTCGACCGGCTCCTCTTCCTTCTTCGCCTTCTTGGACTTGCGCTCGTCCTGCTCCTTCAGCTCGTAGGCGAGCTGCACGACGGACTTGCGCGTGGGGGTCTGCATCACTGCCCTTCCAGTCCCAGGTACTTGCGCCATGGCACCTTCACGCCGTCCACCAGAAAGCCCCACGTGCCCTGCTTCTTCCATGTGACGAACAGCGTCCAGACGCCGCCGGGCCCTACCTCGCGGATGCGGTGGTACTCGCCGAACATCAGCCGCCCGGTGTAGCCGCGCTCGCGCCGGAAGCCCGCGCGAAGCGTCCCATCGCTGGTCCAGACCGGGGACCACGTGACGCCCTTTGGCACCAGCCGCACCGGCCGCTCTTCCTCGTAGTAGTTGCGCAGCACAGTGGTACGGGCGTTCCAGGGATGGTCGTGGCAAGCGCCATCGTCATCGGGCCGCCGGATGTGGTGGATGCGAGCGGACGGCAGGTGTCGGCGCCAAGACCGCCCCCACTTCTCCCAACCCGCCTTGTCCCCGTCGTTCGGGTAAGGGTTGAACAGCCACAGGCGAACCATGTAGATGTCGGTGTCGTCGCGGCTGGTGATGTTGGTGTACGGCGTGCGCTGGGCCCGCTCGATCAGCCAGTCGGTGACGGCGGGGATGGTGACAATGCGCGCGACGCCGCGCCAGATCAGGTCTCGGATCACGCTGTTGCCTCCATGATTTCCCCGGTGCTCGGATTGATCGCCTCACCGCGCTTCGTGCGGCGCTGTGGCCTCAGTTCTGGCGGCAGCGGCTCCGACACTTGATAGTTCAGGTCCGTCGCGGCAAAGGCGATCACCCTGTCGATGTACGTCGCCAGCCGGCGGACACCTAGCTCCTCGGTGCTCACCCGCACGCGGCGGCGCGACTTCTTCCCTGTGATCGGGTTGATGGTGGTAACGACCTTGAAGCCCAGGAACTCGCTGCGGAAGTGCTCCTTCCAGACCAGCATCGGAAACTTCTGGCCGCCGTTAGCCCGGCAGAACTGCGCGATCTCGGTCAGCACCACGCCATGCAAGTAGCCTCGCTGAGCCTCCGTGATGGCGTCGTCCAGCAGTCGCACTTCCGCGACCAGCGCGCGCCCGTGGCCGGTGTGCTCTTTCGCGTAGGGCCACAACTGCTTGGCAATGGCCTGGTGGGCCTGCTCCGGTGTGTGCAACTCGACGCGAAGGAGGATGTCGCTCACCTCCACACCTCAGGCAAGTAGTACAGGCTTAGGAGATAGGCCTCCATCAGGCGGTTCGACTCTTCCAACACCCACCCGATGTAGTAGCCCAGCGGAAGGCCAATCAGGGCGGCCAGGGTGCAAAGGAGGATCAGGACTTGCATGTGGCCTCCATCGGCACGCGCAGTGCCTCGACCTGCTGGATGCGCTGTCCGATCCAGCGCGCGCACGGAACGGCCCAGGAGTTGCCAATCGCCTTGTAGCGAGGACCATCGGCCGCAGGCTTCCCGCGCACGGTGATCAGCGTGTAGTCGTCTTGGAAGCCCTGAAGGCGCTCGCACTCGCGCGGGGTCAGCCGGCGAACCTGCATTCCGGTCATGATCGCTTGATGACCGCCGCCGTTCGTGTGGCTGTCGGCGTGCCCCATCGCTCTCTGGGTGCTGGCGATCTCCCCGATGCCGAAGCCGTTGCGGCCAGAGGCCTTGCAGTCAAAGCCCACGACAGGCACCAACGGCGTGCCGCGCCCCGTGCCGTCCTCGCTGGCGTCGAGGCCCTCACCGCGCAGGCTGTGGGCGATGAACGTTTCGCTGTCGAAGTCCATCCGGCCGGCGCCGCCCTTGGCGTTCAGGCCGGCGGCGACGTCGATGGGGCCGCTGGTGTTGTTTCCGCCGAAGGCGATGGGCACAAGGTTGTCACACCCGTCACACCCGTCACCCCGCCACGCCGCACCATTTGACGGCACGCGCAAGGTGTGCGCTACCAGTGTGTCGGCCTTGGTCACGCTGTCCTGCGCGCGGATCGTGGCTCCTACTTCGCTTCGGTCCCACCAGCCATGTCCGCTACTGACTGCAGTGCTGATGCCAGCGCGGTCGGCAGTTCCTTGCCTCGCTTCTCTGCGCGGCGCAGGATGCCCCGACAGGCCATGGCGCTCAAGAAGTACCGCTGCGGCACGGGCCCGGCTTCCAAGACATCCGACAACGAACACACGCTCGCGGCGCTGTGCCAGACCGGCAAACTGAGCGTCAAAGCTTCGATAGGCCCACCCATACCCGAGTTCTGTAAGGCCGGCAAGGAAGCAGGAGAGATCACTTGTTTCGTCACCTTCCCACTCGTCTTGTCCCGGGTGAAGCGCACCCGTCTCGTCAGCACCAGACCAGGAGGAAAGAACGCCGGGGACGTTCTCCCAAACCACCCACTGGGGCCGATACCTTGCAGCAATGGCAAGATAGGTGAGCATGAGGTTGCCACGTGGGTCTGAAAGTCCCTTTCGCAGTCCGGCGATGCTGAAGGACTGGCAGGGTGTTCCTCCGCAGAGAAGATCGATAGTTGCATCAGGCCAGGCCTCGAACTTGGTCATGTCGCCCCAGTTGGGGACCGTGGGGTAGTGGTGCGCCAGGACAGCGCACGGGAAGGACTCGATCTCGCTGAACGCAGCGGCGCGCCAGCCCAGAGGATTCCAGGCGACACTGGCCGCCTCGATGCCGCTGCAGACGGAGAGGAACCTCATGCGAACAGGTCCTTCTGCCGCTCGTCCCGCGACTGCTCCGCACGCTGCCGCCGCTTCGGCTTCACGCCCGCCACCGCCTGCGCACACGTGCTGCCGTACGAATTGCTGCCAACATACACAGGGTGGCGAAGCTTTCTGCTGCAGCGGGCGCATTTCATGCCTGCGACTCCTGCGCCCGCATCCAGCGGTCCCATGTCAGAGCGGCCTGCACCCGCGAGCGCGCTCCCATGCGCCGGCAACACTCGCGCATCAGGTTGCAGCCGCGCTTGTGCACCAGGTTCAGCGCACGGGCCACAGCCTTGTCGCTGCCGTGCTCCACCAGCGCGGCCATCGCCTCGCATTGGCGCGGGGTGAGGTTCCAGGGGTTGGTCACAGCAGCAGCACCTCCACCGTCACGCCCGGCGTCAGGCCGTACCGCTTCGACTTAGCGACGTCCACCACCTGCACGTCGTCCTTCCAGACCACGCCGTTCATCCCGTCGAACACCGCCTTCTCGACGTTGTCGATGTCCGGTTTCGTGGTGGGGTGCTCGCTGCCGGCGAGCGCGCGCTGCTGCTTCACCTTCGACCAGCTCGCGGGGATCTGCACCTCGATGCGCAGCCGCACCGATACCGCGCCCTCCAGCAGCGGCTGGCCGGCCATCGCCTGAGCCGCCGAGTAGCCGACGAGGCTCTCGTAGCTGACCGTCTTCTCCGGCGTGTACAACCGAGAGAAGCCGCCGACCTTGCCGACGCGCGCGCGGCCCTTGCCGACTGGCTGGCCTGGGATGGTGAAGGTGATCATCGCGGCGACCCGGCCGGGATGGTGACCCGGCCGTCCTCGTCGTGGCATTGGGCGATGTCAGCGGGCAGCATCAAACGTCCTCCGTGTAGTGCTTGCGCGCGGGACTTTTGAACTCCGCGGGCGCATAGGTCTCCTGCCAATGCTGGTGCGCGCCGTTGAAGCCGAGCGTCAATGTGCCGACCCGCCCCTGCCGGTTCTTGGGCAGATCGCAGTTGATGATCTGAAAGCCGTTTGCGTCCGCGTGACCGCGCGAGAGCAGCGCCACGATGTCCGCGTCTTCCTCGATGGCCCCCGACTCCTTCAGGTCGCTCAAGACCGGCCTGCCGCTGGCGCGCTTCTCCACCTCGCGGTTGAGTTGCGACAGCGTGATGAAGCACAGATCCAACTGCTTGGCCAGCGCCTTGATGCCGCGCGACAGTTGCTCGATCTGGTGGTGCCGGCTGTCCGCCTCCTGGGCGCCGGCGCACAGCTGCAGGTAGTCCAGCACGATCAGCTTGATGCCGTGCTGACGCTTGAGCATTCGCGCTTTGGCGGCGATGTCGTGCAGCGTGAGCGCCGGCTGGTCGTCGAAGAACAGCGGCGCATTGCGCAGGCGCTCGATTGCCTCCGTCAGGCGCGGCCAGTCGCTGTCTATGAGCTGCCCGGAGATCACTCGGTCCAGATCAATGCGGGCGAGGTTCGCTGTCGCTCGGTCCGTGAGTTCGTCCTTCGACATCTCCTGCGAGAGCATGGCCGCGCCGTGGCCAGCGAGCGCCAGGTTCAGGCAAACCTGCTCCGCGAGCGACGACTTGCCGATGGAGGGCCGGGCCGCCAGGATGATCTGCTTGCCGCCCTTCAGCCCGCCGCCGATCATGCGATCCAGACCGGGGATGCCGGTTGAAACGCTGGGCGGCGCTTTCCCGTCCGCAGCGTCCTGGATCCGGTCAAGCAAGCGGACAACGCTCTCGACCACGGACTCGGGCACCTTGCGGCCGGCGCGCACGTCGATCTCTTGCAGCGTTTGCTGCGCCTCGTCCACGATCGTGTTGACCGTCTTGCCGTTCGGATTGAAGGCCGAGGTGGCGATGGTGTCGCTCGCGGACACCAACTTTCGCAAGGTGGCGTTCTCGCTCACGATCTCCGCGTACCGGCGGATATTGGCCGCGCTGACCACGTACTGCGCCAAGGAGTTCAGGTAGGCGAGCCCACCCACCTCGCTCGCTTTGTGGACCTTCTCCAGCTCGTTGAAGACGGTGATGACGTCGGCCGGCTTGCTGGCGTTGATCAGGCCAGCGATGGCCGCGAAGATCAGCTTGTGCTCGTAGCGGTAGAAGTCGCCGTCGACCAGCAGGTCGCCGACACGGTCCCATGCCTCGTTGTCCAGCAACAGGCCGCCCAGGACGCTGGACTCCGCTTGAACGGAGTTCGGCGGGATGCGCAGGACCGCGCGGCCCGGCTGACTGTCGTCGAGGGCCATCAGGTCGGGGTCATCCCGGTGCATGGCCGCCCTCCTTGGCCTTCATGCGGGCGTCCAGGACTTGCTTTTCCTGCAACCCGCGCGAGGACCACTTCACCTCGCCAGCGTCGGTGAACCACAGCTTTGCCCAGCACCCGCGCACCGCGTTGGCGAAGTGCCCTGGCCAGTCCTTGTACCGCTTGGCCTTGTTCGTGCCGGTCGTGTAGTCGTCGCGAAACACGCACCAGGCGACCTGCAGCATTTCCTCGGCAATGCCGGCGTCGCGGCAGTAGGCGCGAATGGCATGGTCGTCCGGCACCGGCTTGGTCCCTGCCTCCCGGCATTCCTGCAGGTAGGTCTTCAGGGTGGTGTCTTCGCGCTTCGGACGAGAGGTGCGATGCGCAGCAGCGCTCTCTTTGTTCTGTTCCTGCTCCTGCTCCTGTTCCTGTTCCTGATTAGGCATAGCCTTCGAGGAAGGCTTTCCGGAATGCTTCGGAGTGGTCTTGGCGGGCTTGTCGGTTAACTCGTCAAACGCCTCTGCGTAGGAGGGGCCGATGCCGGTAAGGTGCTCGCGAACGGCCGCAATCGCCTCGCGCTTCAGCTCACATTCCGGCAGCAGATCCAACTCCACGCGCCAGGAACGAACAACGTTCGGCGACTCCGGCTTGTTGTGTTTCAGAGCCTTCGGGAGCCACACCAAACGAGCCTTGAAGTCAGCCTTCGCCATGCCCGCACCGGAGACTTCGGCAAAGGCTTCGTCGAAGGCTTCCATCTCCCACCCGAGTTCTTCCGCCATGCCGGCACGACCGGCGCGGAACAGCCCAGGAATCGGTCCGGTGTGCGGGCCCGTCATCAGGAACAGCCACAGGCCCTGCCCGGACGGAGGCATCGCGGTGAGGCCGCGAAACTTCTCATCCATCCAGGTCTTCACCTCGATCTTGCGGTAGCGGCTCACAGCGTTGCCCCTCGCATTGCTGCGACGTCAGCCCTGTCCTCGCGCTGCTTGCGCTTGTTGCAGGTCTCGCAGAGCGCTTGGAGGTTGGCCAGCACGCTCCGGCCGCCAGCCTTTAGGGTCAGGATGTGATCGAGCACTAGCAGGTCGGGGTAGCCGCTGGAGACCTTCGTGTTGGTAAACAGCGTGTTGTGGCCGTCGTACTCGGCCGGAACATCAACTGCGGCCGCCCCGCAGCGCACGCACTTGAACTGGTCGCGTCGGAAGACATGCGCCATCAGCGCGGCGTGCGCTGGATACCCGAACTTGAGCCGGCGCGGGCTGGTCACCACGCGCCACTCTCGTCCACGCCAGTCGGTCCACGTTTCGCGCATCAGCCGCGCCTCCGAGCCGCCCGCGCCTTGTCGGCCTGGTCAATGAAGTAGCACCCCGTCGCCCCCTCCGCGATCCGCTGCTGGATCTGCGCCTCTCTGGCGGCCTTCCAGGAAGGGCTGAGGGAGCGCAGCGCCTCGTCGCGGCGGTGCATCCACAGCAGGGCCTCGTCGCGTGCTGCGGGGTCGTGGAAGGCCTCGAAGCGCTGGTGGGCCTGCTCCATCAGCAGCGCGCAGTCCATGGCGTGCCGGCGGACTTCGGCGTCCGTCACCTCGCGGGCCGAGGCGAGGTCCTGCAAGACGCGTCCGACACGGGTCATCAGCATCGCCCCGCAAAGACCGACCGAGTCCGGCGCTGCAATCGAGCTGGGTAAGTTCGTCCCGCATTCAGGCGCTGGGCTGGCGGGATGGTCTGATGCGTTCATTTCAGGCCTTAGCGAGCGTCTTCAGGATCTCGCGGCTGTCGCCGTGGTGAAGCTGGAACTGGCTCAAGCGCTTACCTCGCCAGAGGTGTGCAAGAGCAGGTACCGCTCGTAGGCTCGCTTCCATTCACCGGAGTCTTGCGTACCCTCGTGCGGGTTTCGCTCGAGCTCGCCGGTCTGAGCGGTGCGGCGGGCCGCGGCGTCGGCCTGCTCTGCGATCGTGACCCTGCGGATGCTTGCGTCGGCCATTCAGATCACCCCCTTGCTCGGGCACCGCCGGAAGTCGTCCGCTCCAGGACGCATCGGGCTGGTCCACAGCTTGGACAACTGCAGCGGGTCCCGGCTCATCGCGTTGTGCACCAGCGTGGGCGCGGCAAAGTTCATCGGCGCTGGCTGGTAGTGGCCGTTCGCGGAACTGCGCGTGGACAGCGGGCCGATCAGGGTGGGTTTTCTCATGACGCCTTGACCTCGCCCTTGACAGGCAAGGCGACCTGATCGCCTCGCCCCGCATTACCAAGGACGCGCCGGATACGATTTGCGTGCAAACTTGCGACATGTTCCGGCCCGTACAAGCTCCCGTAGATCAGCTCGCGCGCCCAGGCGGTGATCGTCATGCCCTCTTTGGCGGCGGCCCGGTGCGCGTCCATGCGGACATCCACCGGGATGCGGATCGCAGGGATTTCGTCGTCGAAGTCCCCGAAGATGTCCTTGCCCGCTGTGCGGGCCTGCATCGCGCTATCGAATGCGCTGTCGCCTTCTCGGCTTTCGGCCATGCTGGTTCTCCACCGGGTTGTCTTTTCGTTGTGAGGTCAGGCGCGCGTGAGGTTGCGAGCCAGGGTCTGCTGCTTGTCGTCGTCGGGGATGCCGCAAAAGAGGCAGTGCCCGAACAGGAGCGGGACGTGGTCGCCGTTGGCCTTGCAGTCGGCCTGCAGCTGCTGGCGCTCCGGCTCCTGCAGGGTGCGGATGCGCCTTGCCGCCGCGCCCGGCGCCGAGCGCACTTGGCGCTCCAGCTCGCTGTAACGCTGGGCGATGGCTACTTTGGTGGTGGGCATGAGGTGCTCCGCCGTGTTCAAAAAAGTGGCTCGCCAGCACTAAGCCGGCGAGCCGCAGGCCGCGCCCGAGGAGGATGAGAGGTCGATCACGCGGCCGCCTTCTTGCCGGTCGCCTTGGCCTCCCCGAAGAGGTAGCGATGCAGCGCAGCCACCTTGGAGTACCCGGGATCGTTTTCCTGCCGCTTGATGCGCAGAACGGTGTCGTATGGGATGCCCGTCTCTCTAGCGACGGTGGCAAGGTCGCCCTGGCGCCTGTTCAGCTCCTGAACAACCTCGTCTAGGAGATCGGTTTGCTCGCTCATAACGACATCCTAGACAAAGATGTCCAATGCAGCAAGACAAATTTGTCCAGAACTGGTCCAACGGCAGAATGGACAAATTTGCCAGCGGTTTCGGGCGATGATTCGGGGATGGCAAGCACGACCGTCAAGAAGGCGGCATCCAAATCAGCTGTCGCCGGCGCCACCAAGAAGAAGGCCAAGAGGGCGAAGGAGAAGATCCCCGACAGCAAGCAGCTGCTGCACCCTAGCGAGGCGCTGAAGGCCTACGCGGGGAACCTCAGGCGCCTAATGGGCGGCCTGTCGGAGGAGATGTGGCTGAAAGAGGCGGTTTCGCGGAACCCCAACATTCAGTTCGCCGCGAAAACTCTCCGACGCCACATCGACCTAGAAAATGAGCCCGAGCTGGACAAGGTCGAGGAAGTGGCCAAGGTGTTCGGCCTTCAAGCTTGGCAGATGCTTGTGCCGGGCGTCCACGCCGAAAAAGTAAGACTCAAGCCCGCAGAGGTTGTCACCGCCGACGTGTAGCGGTGCCGCGCCTGCGCGAATCGCGGGCCGTGCCGCTCCTACTGCATCTCTGACAGTGGCCGGCCGCCGATGATCGTCATCAACAGGTCAAGCCGCATCTGAAGGCCTGGGCTGAGCAGCTGCGCAAATTGCATCAGTTCCCTCGTCTGCTCGGTCGTGAGCTCCAAAGGGTGTCGGCCGAACAGGATCTCATGCCCGGTCACGCCATAGAGGCCTAGCAGGCTCTTGAACTGCACCAGGCAGGGCATGTTCCGCCCAGCCTCCCAATTGCTCACCGTCGATCGGCTGACATTCGTGACCTTGCTGGCGCCCTCCTGAGTTACTGATGCTCGTTGCCGTGCCGCCTTCAGGCGCGCGCCAATAGCCACCATCTCGGCCTTGGAATCCATTTTTAGTCTGCTCTTCCCTGAGCCGACGTTTGAAAGTCAAACGTCGTACTGCATCTTGGATTCTGGCATTGCCGGGTAAATGCCGCGCAGCAGCCTCCGTAATCCAAACCGCAAACTCAGTAGAAGCGCTTACAGGCTGGCGCCGCTTAGCCCATTCGGGCTAAGCCCAACTACCACCTATTCCACAAAGGTGCCGCCCATCCGTCTGCGGCTACCGCTGGTACGCCTGGACTATCCCCCTACCTTCCGTCGGGTTTGGACATATTTGTCTTGATTGCGTGGACATGTTTGTCCATACTGCCAGCTCAAGCCCACCAACAGGGCGAGGAGCGACAGATGAACCTGAGGAAGGCCGTTCGCAGCACGAACCTCCGGCAGTGGCACGCCCAGTCGCCTGCCAACATCGCCCGGCCGCTGAAGGCGATCGAAGAGAAGCACCCCGGCACCAAGGTTTCCGCCAACCTGATCGTCGAGGACCCGGTTTACACCAGAGCCCGCCGCGCAGCGCGGCGCGGTGATGGCCTCACGGTCAAGCGCATCGCGCGGGAGCTGTGATGCCCACCACCCCCACCCCTTCCCCCTGGCGCCCGGGCCCCGTTCCGGGAACCGTGATCTGCGACACGCCGATCCCGGAAGTACGCGGCAGCCAGGACACCGACTACTACGCAGGCCACCTGATCGCCGAATCGCTCGCGCCGCAGAACGTGCCGGTGGTCAGCGCCGCCCCCGAACTGCTGGCCGCAGCGCAGCAGGCGATCAGCGAGTGCGCGGCCCTGATCGGCACGCCCGCCGGGAATGCGCTGCAGGCTGCGATCACGAAGGCGACCGAGGGCACGCCATGAGCCACTACCTCGATCAAGCCGCCTGCGAAGACAAGCAGCGCCGCGAAGACCTGGCCAGCAACGATGCGGCGCAGACGTTCAGCGACCAGCAGCTCAAGCAGGAGCCTTTCCCCGTCATGGCAGCTCGGCACGAGCTGGAAGAAGTGCAGCAGGAGGCGGGAAAGATCGCAGCGGATGTCGCAGCGGACATCGCGCTCGATGTGAACAAGGGCCCGCGCCTGGCGGCTCGGAATGATGCCCATGCTATGGCCCTGCAAGTGCAGTTCCAGGGGCACATTGGGGCGCTGTCGTGAGCGGCCTCTTCCGCAGCGAGTCTCGCAAGGATTGGACTACGCACGACGGAGCTGCGCTGACGCTGGCGGATCTTCAACTTGGCTGCCTCCAGCGCATCGCAGACGCCGTGGAACTGACGGCGAAGCGCCATCAAGAACTGATCGCGGCGAACGAACGCCTGCAGGGTAGCGTGGACTACTGGCGCAAGGAGGCTGACCGACTCGGGCGGCGCATCGTTTCGCTCAAGGGCCAGGTCACGAAGGCGAAGCGCAAGGCCACCGGAGCCTCCCAATGAGCGCGCCGCACCCCATCACAGCAGGCAGGGCGAGTGCCCCGAAGCACGATTGCGTCGCCCGGCTGAACAAGCAGCTCGCTGAGCACAACACCTGTCTGGCCTTCGCGCTGTCGTTCAGTGCGCCGAGCCGCGAGTTGATCCAGGTCACCACCGTCAAGGCCAGGGACGAAGTTCGCAAGAAGCCGATGGCCCTCTACGCGTCGTTCTGTCCGTTCTGTGGCGTGAAGCTGGAAGGCGGTGCAACGTGAATGCCAGCCCCACCACAGCAGGCAGCGAGGAACGGGTGAGCCCGAAGCCTCGTTGCGCCGTTCGCGGTCAGATTCGACCCGGTGCCATGTGCGGCAGCGTGATCGTCGGCATGGAGTTTTGCGGCTTCAAGGGCAAGTGCGAACACCAGCGATTTGCTGTCGAAGAGCCCGCCCTCGGCACCTCCCCCTCCCCGTTGAATGAGAGGGAGAACAAGCGATGAAAGCCCGCGTGTGGTTTGAGGCACAAGGCCAGTCACTTCGCTCGCGTGGCTACACGTGGCCCGAGGTGAAGGCGCTACTGCGGCTGTATCAGCTTCCCCGCTGGGCGCAATCCGCTGTCGCACGCGGCCACCTGAATCAAACGAGGAACGCATGACCACCCCCCTCAACGAAGGAGCGGTGCCTGCCGCAGCACCGGCAGACCTGGTTGCGCTGCGGACTCGAATCAACGTGCATTTGCTTTGGCGCGATGCGTGCCGGGAGTGGAGCGATGCGGTTGGCGGTCCTAACGAGTACGAGATTTTTGCGGACAAGTTGCTTCGCGCCGCCCTCGCCACCTCTGCACCTCTCCCTGTAGAAGCGGGAGAGCCGATAGACATGCTGTTGTATTGCCCGAATTGCGGCATGCAGCACATCGACGCGCCAGACCGGCTTCAGGACATCGTGCACGCCGGCAGCGGCACGGTTGTCGATCAGCTCTGGACCAACCCGCCGCACAAGTCGCACCTGTGCCACGGCTGCGGCTGCATCTGGCGACCGGCCGACGTTCCCACGAATGGCGTAGCCGAGCTGAAGACGCAGGGCAAGGCGGATACGTGGCCGGTGCCACACAACGAGGAGGTGCGCGCCACCTCCCCGTCCACCCTGAAGAATGACGGAGGTCAGCGATGAGTCGCCACACCGACCTGATCGACGCCGTGAACGATGCGACGACGGAGTACGCGCACCGCTACGCCGACGCGTTCCTGCAAGGCTGGTTGGCCGGGCAAGAGGAGGCCGGCCGGCGCTGGAGCTTCATCGCAGCCGACATGCATTCGATGGAGCGGTTTCCCGACCGCTCGCTGTGCTGTGGCGTGCTCTTGGACTGGAAGCCCGCCCCTGCGCCCACCCCGAGGAGCACGTCATGAGCCTTGATACCTGGAAGGTCGAGTTCTATCCGACCCCTGCATGTGACTGCTCCGCAGAGGATGCCATCGAGCACAGCCTGCGCAAGTGGCGGGGCCTGCGGGGTGAGGCGCTTGCTAGGCACGGGTTGGTCCGCGTAGACAACGGCTTCGCAGAGCCCGGCGGTGGTTGCTGGTTCTACGTAAGTGCGAGCAGTTGCGCGTTGTGCGAGCACTTCTACAGCGAAGACGAAGAAGGGAATGAGCCGCGGTGTGCGAAGTGCCCGCTGGCAATCGCGCGCGGCGGCTTTCCCTGTGACGACGAACAGCCGGGCGAGGCAGACTCGCCGTGGGTGGTCTGGACGGCAGACGACGACCCTGAGCCCATGATCGCGGCCCTCGAAGAAGCCAAGAAGCTGGGTGAGGGGAGCGGGTCATGAGCAGTCCGACTGTTTGGGAATTCGTTCGCTTTTCCCCTGCGTCAGGCGACTACCAGCGGACAAAGGAGCGCTGGGCCGCCACTCACGTTGTCATGCCGGTCGATGAATTCGACGCGCTGCCCGTGAAGCTTTCGGACCTCGCTCCCAAGTACGCCGAAGCCGGTCCACTGCTGGAGCTAGACGGATTGCTGGGCAAGTGGCACGCCGCCGTTTGGGAAGCGGCCGAGAAAGGAGTGGAGGACTACGACATGGCGGGCGTACCCGAAGCCAAGGTCGTGCAGAAGCACATCCGCCGGATGCTGATGGCGCCATCGCCGCTGACGACGACGCTGCGCCAGCGGATCGGCAAGTTGCGCGCAGCCCTCGTGGCCGCCGACACCGCCGAAGCACACGACGCGCTGGAGACGGACGACGCGGCCAATTGTGCCCTTGGCGTGAAAGTACTTCAAGAATTTCCCCGTAGCTCAGAGACCAACCCGAACCAGCCGAGTGCGCATCAAGCTGGCGAGGGAGAAGTCGTGCCTCAAGAGCGGCAGGTTTCTAACCTGCGTCAGTCCGAAGACTCAACAACTTCGGCAGCGTGCGTGCTGGCAAGCGCACCGGGGGACTCCAATGATGGCGTCAAGGAGATTTCCCATGGTTGACCAAAGCAAGGCCGACGAATGGAACGAGGCATCGCGTATCCGCGACCTGCCGGCAGTGGACGACGCCATCCGCAACCTGCTGGAAGACCAGACCGGCGACAACGCGACCTGCGTGGTGCGCGAAGTGTTGCGCGCGGCCGGTGGCGCGACGGGCAAGGAGAACGGCCGTGGATGACCTTTCGCGCGGCATGTCCGGAGTTGCCCAGCGGCTCAGCGAAGCGCTGGCCGAAAACGAGAAGCTGCGCGCCGCCTGTGCCGACCTGTTCAGCGTGCGCGACCAGTTCGCAAAGTCCGTGCTACAGGGCCTGTGCGCCAATCCGGGCGGCCCATTCCAGGCGAACGACCGCAGCGGCTGGGACATGGTGAATTGCACCAGCGACAGCCTCGCCCGCGAGGCATACCAGCTCGCCGACGCAATGATCCGCGCCCGCAATGCTGGCGTGACAGGCGCCCCGGCGCACGACGAAGCGATCAGGAGCGGGTCATGCTGAGCGCCGCCAACTACACCTTCCGCGGCGTCTCCATTCCCGCTCGCATGGCTCCGGACCTGCAACGCTGGATCGAGCGCGGCGAGCTCCCCGGCGATTTCCTCCAGGCCGTGCTGCGCAACGATCTGCGCGAGGCTGTCGGCCGCGCCGATGCGGAAAACCTGATCGCGCTGCCGGCCTACATCGGGTACTTGTACAACGAGGCCGACCCCAGGTGCTACGGCTCGCCGGAGAAGGTGAAGGCATGGGCGCGTATCGCCGTCGCCCGTGGCGCGTCTGAGGTGCAAACGGCGAACTGCGGCTACTGCGGGCGGGACATGGCCCCAGGCAACGAATGCCTGACGTCGGCCAGCGCGGACGCCTGCGACAAATACCAACGCTTCGCAGCAACCGTGCAGATCGATGCCGACCTTCCTGTGCAGCCTCTGGAGCCTTCAGAGGAGGTTGTTTATGACTGACCGCGCCGACAACGAACTGCTGGAACTTGCTGCGAAGGCGGCGGGGATTGATGCCATGTGGCGTCCCAATGTTTGCGTAGGCGGCGAGTGGCTTGCCGTCCCGGTTGATGACGGTTGGATGGAGTGGAATCCACTGGCTGACGACGGCGATGCGCTGCGGCTGGCGGTGAGACTGAATCTACACATCAACATCGACACCATCGGGTCTGCTCAAGTGGAAGTTATTCACTACGCGACAGACGACCCCTTTGGTGAGTGCTTCAATGAGAAGACCGACGCCGATGCGAACGCCGCCACTCGCCGCGCAATCGTTCGCGCTGCCGCTGAAATCGGGAGCGCCGCATGAGCATCAACCTCGGCGACAACCAAGGCCGCGAAAGCGAGTCCAGCCACCGCGCCACCGTCGATTGCTACCTGGGCCTGCTGCACTGGTTTCTCGCCCCTTTTCGCTGGCTGCGGTCCTTGAACTTCGGGGAGTGGATCGCTGTCGTTCTTGTCGCTGTCGCTATCAGTGCAACGGTATGGGCGAAGTGATGGACTTCCTGTTTCGCGGGCTGATCCGCGGCTTCCAACTGCTGCCGGCTGCGCTGGATCGCGCGCATTTGCAGTGGGCGGCGCGCGAAATCGATCCGCAGCACCCCGACGTTTCCTACATCCTGCACCGACTTAGCAAACTGGAGGATCGCCTTGGCTGAACCCACCACACAAGAGCACATCCGCTGGGCGCTGATGGCGCTGCATCTCGCTCGCAACAAGCTCAATGCAATCGGCGTGGACGAAAACGACACCGCCATGGTGAACCTCGCGGCTGCCGAAAACACGCTGCGATCCATTGATGGCGTGGCATCACTTTTCAGTGGTCGCGCCGTCGCCGCCTGGAAGAAGGCCGCCGCCAACATGATCGCGCACTGGAAGAAAAACGGGCCGACCGTGGAAGCGCAGTGGTGCACGCATGCCGCACAGCTTCTGAGCATGGGCGGCGAGCTTATGCCCGATGACGTTTTGGTGGCCCCGCCCAGCGCGACCATTGAGGAAGTCGGCGATGCCATTGCCGACATGCATGCCGGTGGCGTGCAGGCGGTTCCACCTACGAAGGACGGAGGTGTAACGCGATGACCGAAGCCGAAGTGCGCCGACGGCTCCACTACGACCATACCGGCCGCACGCCCCAGGACTACGCCATCGAGCACGCGGGCTATTTGGCGACGGCGGTCCAGCATTTCCTATCTCGCCTGGACGCCGAGTTCGACGCGAACGAAGCGCTGGAGGCAGCAGAAGCCGCTGACGCCGAAGATGCCGCCGAGAAGGCGGACGACTTGAACTCGATTCAGCGAGAGGTCAGCGATGCAAGGCGCGCTCTGCAAAGCGCCGTCTACGAGTTCGAGAAGCGCCGCGACCGCGCGCTCGGCGCCCTTGGCGTGAAGGTATCGGGCGAAACGCAGCGCGGCCAGGAAGTTGCCGACGTGTTGACGCGCCTGACCGCGACGATGACGCGCAACGGCGAGAGCCACAAGCACCCGGAGCTGATGTTGGAAGCAGACCGCGCGCTAGTGCGTTTCTCCGCTGGCACCCCGCCGGCAAACGGAGTCCCTTCCCATGAATGAAGCCGTCATCCGCTGGTGCGAGCACGGCGAGAGCGTGCGCGGGTTGGAGTCGATCTTTCAAGCAATCAAGGAGTGGCTGTGAGCAAGAAACTGACCCCGTGGTTCCCGCCGGAAGTGAAGCCTGTTCGCGTTGGCCCGTACAACGCAAGCAAGACGCGCGATCCAAAGGCATTCCGCTATTGGGACGGGCGGGCATGGGGGTTCGTTGCCTTCAGTGTGGAGGGGGCTGTGAGTGCGCGGCTTTTTAAAACCAGCGAACAGCATCGCGTTCACTGGCGCGGCCTCGCGGAGCAACCCAAGTGACCAACACCCGCGATTGCCCCGCTCGCATCGAAGGCTTGCACACGCTGGGCGGCGGCCACGTGTTCAGCGACGGCGTGAGCTTTCCCATCGAGCGCGATGAACCTCTCTACACCCCTGAACAGGCTGAGGGCTGGTCTATCCCTACCCTTGTTATCACCGCTGTTTTTGCCATCGCCTGCTTGGCTGCCGTGTTCTACGGCGTGCAGTACCTCATCACCTGACCTTCTGACCCAACCCACCGAGGAACCATGAACGCACTCACGAAGATCGAGAACACCGCGCTCTCGGCGATGACCGAGCAGGAGCTGGTGGACGTACTGCAGGCCAGCCTGTACCCGGGCGCGAAGCTGCAGTCCATCAAGATGGTGCTCGGCTACTGCAAAGCCGCGGGCCTGGACCCGATGCAGAAGCCCGTGCACATCGTGCCGATGAAGGTGAGCACCGGCCAGAAAGACGACCGCGGCTGGGACATCAAGGAAGACCGCGACGTCATCATGCCGGGCGTGGGCCTGTACCGTACCCAGGCCGCGCGCACCGGGGTCTATGCCGGTGTTTCCGACCCCGAGTTCGGTCCCGCGAAGAAGCTGACCTTCACCAGCGAGCGTTGGGAGGAAGGCGAGAACGGCCGGCGCCAGAAGCGTTCCTTCGAGGAGTCCATGGAGTACCCGGAGTGGTGCCGGGTTTCCGTCACGCGCATCGTGGACGGCCAGCCGCGCGAATTCTCTGCGCGCGAATACTGGCTGGAGAACTACGCCACCAAGGGCGCCAGCAGCACCGAGCCCAACGCGATGTGGAAGCGCCGACCCTTCGGCCAGATCGCCAAGTGCGCCGAGGCGCAGGCGCTGCGCAAGGCATTCCCGGAAATGATCGGCAGCCAGCCCACCGCGGAGGAGATGGAGGGTAAGCAGCTAGACGACCAGGGCGACCGCACCATCGACCACTCCACCGGCTCCATCACGGCCGGTGCGAGCGGTGCGGCGACCGTCACCGGGCAAGGCGCTTCCGGGACGCGCACCGCGCTTCCTGAAATGACGGCCGACGACCTCGCCAAGCGCGAGGCCAAGGTCCGCGAGTTCTACGGCAAGGGCAAGACGGCCGACGAGGTCATCGCCTTCTACGGCCAGAAGTTCGTCGTGCCCGAAGCGATCCAGCAGCGCATCCGGGCGATGGGCAGCGCGACGCCGGCCGCTGGTCAGCAGGTCACCGACGTCGCGCCGAAGGTCCCCTACCCGCAGGTCGCCGAGCGCATCGCCAAGGCGACCGCCGCCGATCAGATCGACGAGGCCGAGACGCTGATCCCGGCCATCCAGAACCCCGAGCACCGCACCGAGCTGACGGCCAAGGCCAAAGCCCGCCGGGCCGAACTGTCGCAGGAGGGCTGAGCCATGGCGATGACCCGCTACACCGACGAGCCGGGCTCCCCCGCCTGGCACTCGCGCCGCGCGCGCTGCTTCAATGCCGGCGACGCCTCCGCAGCCATGGGCTGCCACCCCAGCGGCAAGACCCGCACCCAACTGATGCAGGAGCTGCACACCGGCATCGAGCGGGAATTCAGCGACTACGTGCAGGAGAAGGTGATCAACCCGGGGCACCGCATCGAGGCACTGTGGCGCCCGATCGCAGAGCAGATCCTGGGCGAGGACCTGCAGGTGCTGGCCAGCACGCTGGATGTCGGCCTGTCGCGCCCGCTGGGCGCCTCCCTGGACGGGGTCAACTTCATGGAGGACACGCTCGGCGAGTGCAAGTCCGCCAACGAAGCGCTGCGCGCCGCCCTGCCTCACACCGGCCGGGACAGCCACGAGCGCAACGACGCCCGCCAGCTGCCGAAGGGGTATCGCATTCAGCTCGAGCAGCAGCAGCTGGTGTTCGGGGCGACGCGGACGCTGTTCTCCGCTTGCCAGTTCGACGCCGAAGGCAACGTGACCGAGGAGCGGCACTGTTTCTACACGTCCGACCCCGACCTGCGCGCCGAGATCCTGGCGACTTGGCGCCAGATCGACGCCGACCTCGCCGCCTACGTGCCGCCTGTCGCTTCCTCCGTGGAGAAGTTCGTGGCCGAGCCGGTGGAGGCCCTGCCGGCTGTCTTCGTGAAGGTGGAGGGCAGCATTGCCATCCGCGAGAACTTCGACGCTTTCGAGCAGGCGGCACGAAAGTTCATCGACACCGAACTGGTGCGCGAGCCGAAGACCGACGAGGACTTCGGCAAGCTGGAGGTGCAGATCAAGACCATCAAGCAGGCCCGTGGCGCGCTCAAGGACGCCGAGGCCGGATGGATTGCGCAGATCGAGCCCGTCAGCGCGGCCAAGCGGCGCAAGGACATGCTGGACGACCTGCTGCAGAAGTATCAGAGCCTTTCCGAGCGCGTCCTCAAGGACGAGAAGGAACGCCGCCGCGTCGACATCGTCACCGCCGGCAGCGGCGCCTTGCTGCAGCACATCGCCGCCCTGAACAAGCGCCTGGGCAAGCCCTACATGCCGTCGGTCCCGGCCGACTTCGGCGGCTGCGTGAAGGGCCTGAAATCGGTGGCCAGCATGGAAGACAAGGTGGCGACGGAACTGGCGCGCGCGAAGATCGCGGCCAACGAGATCGCCGACCGCATCAGCCTGAACCTGGCCGCGCTGGGCGACAGCCGCATCGCCGCGCACCGGGCGCAGGAAGAGCGTCGGCTGGAAGCGGAGCGCGCCCGCATCCGGGCCGAGGAGCAAGCCAAGCTGGCCCGCGAGCAGGAGGCGCGGGAAGCCGAGGAGCGCCGACAGCGCGCGGCAGCCGAGGAGGCCCAGCGCGAGGAGGAAGCGACGCGCACGGAGCAGGAGCGCCAGCAAAAGCAGAAGCCGATTGCCGAGCAGTTGGCCGACCTTCCCGTTCTAGGCACCCTGCGCAGCACCGGCGGCCCAGGTAGCGGCCGATTTGACTTCGAGCCCGCCGCCGGCCCCGCCGTCATCCCCATGCCCACCCGCGCGCCGGCCGCGCCCGTCGGTCCGCCGACCCTCACCCTCGGTCGGATCAAGGAGCGTATCGCGCCGCTAACGATCACCGCCGAAGGCCTGCGCGAGCTGGGCTTCGAGGCCGCCGGCCGCGACCGCGCCGCGGTGCTGTACCACGACGCCGACCTGCCCTACATCCTCACCGCGGCCATCGCCCACCTGACGAAAGCCCGCGACCAACTGGCCAAGGCCGCCTGACCATGGGAACGAAGAACAACCCCGGTAAGTTCGACTGCTACGCCAACGCGGAGCCAGACGAGCCGATGTTCATCATGCTCGGACGCGACCGCATAGGCGGATCGCTGGTGCGGCTGTGGGCCTCCGTGAAGGAGACTTTCCAGGAGGACCGCAAGAAGCTCACCGAAGCGCGGGAATGCGCGGCTGCGATGGATGCGTGGTGCCAGGAGAAGAATGGCATGTATCACGACGCCATGGCATGGCTGCCCTTCGATGTTCTCGCCGCGGAGTGGAAGCGGCGCGGGCTGCCTATGCCGGTGACTCCCGAAGTCATGCCGGTGGTGCGAGACACGGATGGCCACTGGTTTCATCCCGACTGGCCGGCTCGCGCCACGCCGGACGAGTCCAGCGAGGAACCAACGGCGCGCGCGCTGGGACTGGAGCTCGGCTGGGTTCACATGGAAAGCCAGGTCAGCGACGCTGTGTGGGACGCCTACAGCGACTCCAACAGCCCCGACTGCAACGCCTGGACACCGGCACCCCCGGACAGCGACCCGGCCTGGTTCCTCACGGCAATTTTCGATTCGGAGGGTGGTCCGGTGGCGCACTGGTGCCGACCGATCACCGCCGCATGACCGCCTTCAAGCTCCCGCCCGCGGCCCTGTCCCAGCACATCGCCGTGCTCGGCAAGACTGGCTCCGGCAAGACGTTCGCGGTCAAGGGCGCCATCGTGGAGCCACTGCTCGAGGACGGCCGGCGCGTGGGTATCGTCGACCCGACCGGCGCCTGGTGGGGCCTGCGCTCCTCGCGCGACGGCAAGGGCCCAGGCTTCCCCATCCTGGTGCTGGGCGGCGACCACGGCGACCTGCCGCTGCCGGCGCTCGGCGGCGCCGCGGTGGCGCGCCTGCTGGCAGAACAGGACGTCAACCTGGTGGCGGACACCACGCAGCTCACCGTGGGCGAGCGGACCCGCTGGTTCATCGACTTCGCCACGGCGCTGTACCGCCTGAACAAGTCCCCGCTGCACCTGGTGCTGGACGAGGCGCACAACTTCGCGCCAAAGGGGAAGATTCCGGACCCGGACACCGGCAAGATGCTGCACGCGGCGAACACGCTAGCCAGCGGCGGGCGCTCGCGCGGCATCCGCCTGGCAATGATCACGCAGCGGCCGCAGAAGCTGCACAACGACACGCTGACCTCCGCGGACACCCTGGTGGCCATGCGGGTGCTGGCGCCGCACGATCGCCTGGCCGTGGAGGACTGGAGTCGCGGAGTACCCCGGCAAGGGCCTTGTCGGCCTGGCCGGCATCTTCAAGGGGCTGCGCTGATGGCTGAAAACTCACCGATCGAGTGGACGGACGACACATGGACGCCGATCCGCGCCCGCACCGATGAAATCCAGAACGACGGAGGGGGCCGGCAGCGGGTGGGCTGGCACTGCGAGCACGCGAGCCCCGGTTGCAAGAACTGCTACGCCGAGGGCATCAACCGGCGGCTGGGCACCGGCCGAGACTTCAAACCAGCGGCGCTGGTGCACAGGACGGCGCAAGGCGACACACGCGGCGACATCGTGATGTACCTGGACGAGAAGATGTTGCTGGCACCGTTGCGGCGCAAGGGTGCGCGCATGGTGTTTCCCTGCTCGATGACCGACCTGTTCGGCCGATTCGTTCGGGACACCTGGATCGACAAGGTGTTCGCTGTCATGGCCCTGTCGCCACGCCACACGTACCAGGTGCTCACGAAGCGCGCCGACCGGATGGCGGCCTACCTGAACGCGCCCGGCGTGCGCGAGCGCGTTATCGGTGAGGCCTGGGACCTCCTCGGCTACCTGCCGAAGTACAAGCACGGCGGCATCCTGGAGCGACCCTGGCCGCTGCCCAATGTCTGGGCTGGCGTCAGCGTGGAAGATCAGGAGCGAGCCGACGAGCGCCGGCCGGCCGCGGCGGCGCTGGCGGCCGCGGGCTGGATCACATGGGTCAGCTACGAGCCCGCGCTGGCCGCCGTGGACTGGAAAGGCTGGGAATTCCTCCGCTGGATGGTGAGCGGCGGCGAGAGCGGCAATCGCGCACGGCCGACGCATCCGGACTGGCATCGAAGCGCGCGCGACTTCTGCGCGGCTCAAGGGGTCGCTTACACCTTCAAGCAATGGGGCAGCTGGGCACCCGGCTCATGCTTCACAGACCGCATCCCGAGTGGCACCTTCTGCGACTTCGAGGGCTCGTTGCAGACCGACGATGAGCGGGTCTGGAAGGTGAGCAAGAAAGCCGCCGGCCGCCTGCTGGATGGCGTCACGCACGACGGCTTCCCGTTGGTGGACTGATGCCCCGCTCCACCTGCCACACCGAATCCCTCTGCGACCGCATGGGCCTGTGCCAGGACTATGCCAAGCAGCAGCTCGCACCGTGCCGTGAGTGCGATGGCGATGGATTCGTCGACACCAGTGGATTCTGTGATCTTGGTACGTGCGCCGCCTGCAATGGGTCTGGCCGCGTGAAACGGATGGAGGATGACCATGGCTGAAGCATCGAGAACCACCCTGGAACAGATCCCTGTCGATCCAGCCATTGCGGCGGATGCGGACGAACTGAACGAGACGTTCCGCCGGGTGTGCGAAGGCCCGCGCCCGGATTCCGACGATCGCCTGCGGGCCGCGCCTATCGGCACCCTGGCGCCCGCCTTCAATGGCGGAGCATGGCTCAAGACCGTGCACGGCTGGCAGTGGAACGGCCACACGGCTACGCCGGGCAGCACTTTCCCGCGCCCTGGCGGTGACTGGATGGGCGAACTGATTCCCCCTGCCGTCGCTGCGGACAGGACCGTGGAAGAGATGACGCCCGCCTTTGTGGACTGGCTATTTGCCAACTGCAAGATGGTGCTGACGCTGCCCGGCTTCGCGTATCCGGTGGAGCACAACCCGCACGCCAAGAAAGACGGGAGAACGTGGATTGAGTACCACTTCCGCGACTCCTTCTCCGCATCCTCAGCGCCCGACGCTGCAGATTCTGGCACCCCGGAGGTTCCCCATGGCTGAACAGAGAACCCAATTCGACTACCTGCTGAACGCCCTCGAGCGCGCGAGCCAGGCCGACAATCCCGCGGAACACGGCTACGCGGATAAGCGTCGTTCGCTGTTCGCATACGTGCGCGAGCTGGAGGCTAGGGCTGGGGTGGCAATGCCTCATGAGGGTCAGCCGGAATGAGCCAAAGCAGTATGCATTTCGGCCCGGCCCGGACCGGCGAGAAGCCGCGCCTATTGCTGTCGTTCAGTGGCGGGCGCACCTCTGGCTACATGACGCGGATGTGCTTGACCAAGCTGGTCGATCAATTCGAGATGCTGGTCGTGTTCGCTAACACCGGCCAGGAGAACGGGCAGACCTTGGAGTTCGTGCGGGACTGCGACCGCCATTTTGGATTTAACACGGCATGGGTCGAAGCCGTTCCATTCCACGGCGAGCGCAAAAGCTCCGGGCATCGAGTGGTGACGTTCGAGACGGCCAGCCGCAAGGGCGAGCCCTTCGAGGCAATGATCCAGAAGTACGGCATCCCGAACCGAAACTTTCCGCACTGCACCCGTGAGCTGAAGCGCAACGCGATCAACAGCTACATGGAGAGCATCGGCTGGGCCGACTATGCCACCGCCATCGGCGTCCGGCCCGATGAGGCGCGTCGGGTCAATCCCAAGGCTGTGCAGCAACAGATCGCGTATCCCCTGATCGACTGGTTCTGGGCGGACAAGCAGGACGTCAACGATTGGTGGGAGGGGCAGACGTTCGACCTCCGGCTCCGTGAGCACGAAGGAAACTGCGCCTGGTGCTGGAAGAAATCTGACGCCAAGCACTTCCTGCTGATCAGAGAGCGGCCTACGGTCTACGAATTCCCGGCTCGCATGGAGTCTCTCTATGGCTACGTCGGCCCGATGCACAAGAAGGACCCCGACGCGCCGCCGCACAGGTTTTTCCGGCTGGGGCGCTCAACGCAGGAAATGTTCGCTGCAGCCGCCGCTGTGGGCGACCAGCCGGTGAAGGTGCTGGAGAGGCTCGCGGCAGTCGAGGACGCGGATGCGAACGGCGGCTGCACAGAAAGCTGCGAGCTGTACCCAATGCTCGATTTCGGAGAAGTCGCATGACGAAACACAACACCGCCACCGACCCAGAGGCATGCAGCAAGGTAATCGACGGCGTGGCCTGCACGATGCCCAAGGGCCACCGTTGCCCCGATTGTTCGGGGGATGGGGATGGGGTGGCGTTACCTTTGAAGGGAGGTGCGTGATGGGAATCTATGCGTGCCCAGTTTGCGGCAACCCGAACGGATGGTGGAGCGGAAACATGCGCGACGTTCACGATTGCCCCGGCCCACCAAGGCGCCAGTGGCCTCAGCGACCGGAATACCCGCCTCAATTGGATTGGTCAGAGGTGGATGGCAACGACACCGCTGGCGTGCCGGAGGTTCAACCATGCCGCGACTGATGACGCTCACAGAAGCGGTGCAGCGTGTCGTGACGAAGCACGGCGGCATCCGTGCTGCGGAGCGCGCGACGGGCGTGGACAAGGGCTTCATGTCCCGGTTGCTTCGCGGACTCAAGACGGCCCCGAGAGCGGAGACGCTCACGAAACTCGGCCTGCGCTCCGTGCCGCTCTACGAAGCGGCTGACGAGTGCATGCACCCGGACTGCTCATGCCCGAGTAAAGAACGGTGTCGTCTCGCCCCTGGTGTGACGGGCCCGGATGCCCAGACCTTTTCACCACAGTCCCCGATGGGTGAGAAATGAGCAAGGAACTCCCCATCCTTTTCCAGGGCGCAATGATTCGTGCGCTGCTGGCTGACACGAAGACGCAGACGCGGCGGGTGGCAGGACTGCACGTCATCAATGCCGAGCCAGATCGCTACGACTACCTCGGGATCGTGTCGGGGCCGGCGGAGCCGCACTACGCCTTCCACGACAAGCTCGCCGGCGCGCAGGTGCTGGTCCGGTGTCGCAGTGGCCAGCGCGGCGACCGGCTGTGGGTGCGCGAGAACGGCTGGGAGAGGCCATTCCGCACGGCGAAGATGATGCGCGAGGGCGCGGACACCTGGGCGCCCTACTACTTCGACGCCGACGGCATCACGGAGCAGGACGCTGCCGACTTCAAGGCTTGGGGGTTCAAGCGCCGGCCCAGCATCCACATGCCGCGTGTGGCCAGCCGCATCCTGCTGGAGGTCACCGCCGTGCGCGTGGAGCGGCTGCAGGCGATCAGCGAGGCGGATGCACTGTCGGAGGGGATCGTCGCACATCGCAAGGGCGGGTGGCATGTAGAGCAACCGCCGCAAGGCATCGAAGGCACCAACCACTTCGGCTTCAAGACCGCGCGCGACGCCTACCGCGTGCTGTGGGAGAGCATCAACCCGCCCACCATCCCGCTGCTGGACGAGGATGGCCGCACCATCGGGAGGCAACTGAACCCGGCGCGATGGGAGGCGAATCCTTGGGTGTGGGTCGTCTCTTTCCGCAGGATCACCCCATGACGGGCTTCATCGGCCGAACATGAGCGACGACCTCTTCCTGACCGACGAGCAGGTGGTGAAGCTCACCGGGTGCAAGCTGAAGAGCCGCCAGATCGCATGGCTCAAGGCCGAGGGCGTACCATTCCGCGTCAACGCCACCGGCCACCCTGTGGTGACCAGGGCCGCCGTGGAGGGGCGCAAACCAGCCGAGGAGCCTCCCCAAGAGGCCCAGAGATGGACACCGCGCGTGATTGCCAGAGGAGCGTGACGATGGGGCGAAAGCCGAGCCGATGGTCCAACCTGCCCAGGGGCATGCGCGCGCGACCGCGCGGGAACCTCGTGCACTACTACCTCGACACTGGCGCCAAGCCGCGCAAGGAAATCCCACTCGGCAGCGACTACGTGAAGGCCGTGGCGAAGTGGGCTGAGCTGACGAGCAAGCCCGCGCCGACACCGACGGCACGTCCCACTTTCGTCGATGCGCTCGACGGGCGTGGCGATGTTGCCGGCTACCGCAAGGACGAGTTGCCTCTGAAGGGAACCCGGACGCAGCAGGACAACGAGACAGAACTGGAGTGGCTGCTGGAGTTCTTCGGCGATCCGCCGGCCCCGCTGGACAGCATCGAGCCGGTGCACATCGACCAGTACATGCGCTGGCGCCTGAAGAGATCGCGCGCGATGGCCGAGGAGAAGAATGCAGCGCGCCGCAAGGCTGGCCGTCCTGAGCAGCCGATCGAGCCCGACGTCGGCCACGTGCGCGCGAACCGGGAAAAGGCCCTGTTCTCCCATGTCTGGAACTACGCCCGCAGGGTGGGCCTGACGAAGCTGTCGAATCCATGCGCCGGCGTCGGCGGCTTCGAAGAGGACGGCCGCGACGTGGCGCCGGACGCCGAGCTGGTCGGGCGGGTGCTCATGGAGGCCGACAAGCCCCTGGCGTTCGCCATGCGCCTGGCCGACATCATCGGGCAGCGACCGGCCGATGTACTGCGCGTCAGCGAGACGCATGTGGTCGGCGCCATCCCGGGCGGCATCCTGCACGTGCAGCAGGGCAAGACGAAGATGAAGCTGCGCATCGTGATCGAGGGCCCGCTGGCCGACCTGCTGCTGGAGATCCGCGCCTACAAGCGCGAAATCGCGCGCGAGCGGGCCGCGGCCGGTAAGCCGGCAGTGCACACGCTCAAGCTACTGGTGCGCGAGGATGGACAACCCCTCACCGCTGGCATGCTGCGCAGCCGCTTCGACGATGCCCGACTGCGCGCCGGCGTGAAGAAGGATCTGTTCCAGTTCCGCGACTTCCGCGCGAAGGCGGGCACCGAGATGGACGAAGCCCAAGGAACGCGCGCCGCCCAGGCGCTGCTGGGGCACACCACCGAGTCGATGACGGTGCGCTACATCCGCAACAAGGTGGGCAGGAAGGTGCGGCCGGCGCGGTGA